CGCTGCTTGGGACGCTGCTTGGGACGCTGCTTGGGACGCTACTCGGGACGCTGCTCGGGACGCTGCTCTGAATGCTGCTCGGGACGCTGCTCTGGATGCTGAGGAAATACTCGTATCAGAAAAGATTAAAGATAAGTATCCTAATGGCGCCTTCCAACAATTATTCAAACTTTGGGAAATGGGTCTTTATCCTGTAGGCGTATTAAAGAATAAGAAGTTTGTTATTTATGTCCCTGCTTGTTCACAGGAATTTCCATTCAAATAATGCACGAAATTGAATGTCTCCAATGTGGCAAGGAAGTTGAAGTGACTCGCAAAGTAAGAAAGTTCTGTGGTATTAGCTGTGCAAACAAATGGAAAGCTCCAAGTATGAAGAAAGGAATATGGAAACAGTGTAAATGTGGTAAGTGGTTTTACAGAATGCAATCACAAGCAAAGACAGCTAAGCATTGTTCTAACAGGTGCAAGGCTCTTGCGAAGAGAAGGAGATTGAAGAGTTGCTGGAAGTGCAATACAAGATACCTAAGAACCAAAGAATACTTTTACAAGAACAGATCAAGCTGTGATGGGTTACAAGGTATATGCAAAACTTGTGATAAAATACGGAGGCGCAAATCTGTTTATGCACCCAGTCTCCCATCTGATCTGATAGACGCAAGAGAAGGATTGCTTATTACTTATGTTCCCACTCCAGTATGAATCAAGAACAAGCACAGGAAATTCTCACAGAACTCCTTGAGAGAATCTGTCCGAAGGGCGAAAAAACCTTAACACGGGGAGAAGCCCTTGTAGCCTTAGCACTTTATCTTATTGAACTTTTCCCCCCTTCACATGACTGACCAACAAACCATAGAGAGATTAGCGGCTTTTATGGGGTGGGAGAATGCCCCATCAGATGAGTGGAGAATGTCCGATGGAATGGAGTTTATGTGCATGAAGAATGAATGGAACCCCCTTAAAGATTGGAACCACACCCACCAAGTACTTGATAAGGTGATGGAGGATCCCAAATTACATACTAAGTTTGCAATTCAATTCCACACAATAAATAGCTGTATGAACTACATGAAAGCCTCCCAAGTGACACTAATGGACACTCTCGTTTCTGTTCTCCCCCCCTCCACATGAAGAGTGATCTAACACCAAAGGCGATTGAAGAAATGATTGAGAAGGTGAAGGTTCTTCAAAAAAAACTTCCACATCTCACGGGTGTCCACGAAATATTCTCGGCTTTTCTCCAACTCTCAGAAGAGAACAAAAATCTTAGAGAGATAATAGATCAAGCTCCTGATAACTGGTGGAAAGGTTATGACAAACTGTCTTGTGAGAACAAGGAACTCAAAGAGGAGAACAAGCTCCTAAAAGCAACTGCAAACTACAAAATGATCTCTGAGCAACAGAAGAGAATAGAGAAATTGAATAACGACATCCAATCACTCCGTCCTCAAAATAGACGATTACAGGATGCTGCTGTTGCAACTGCAAAAGAGAACAAGGAACTCAGATTGTTGTGTAAACAGAGCCATGAAGAGAAACCTCTTACCGCATCAGAAATAAGTCAGAGTCAGAAATTTTCTCGTTCTATATTGAAAGAACTAAAAATCATGGAAAAAGAGCGTAACGAAGCAAGAGAAGCTTTACTCTCACTGGAACCGCAGGAATGTAAATGCGGAGCAATGAAAGGACAATTGCATAGTAATGGTTGTGTATTTATGGCACTAACCCCCTAACCCCTATGAGAACAGAAGATACAGTACAGGCTATGGAGAAGGTGAAAGACATACTCTATTTCAATAAGTTCCTTAACGATAATAAAGCAAAACATATAGGGGAGAGAGAAGATTTGTACAGAAGGATTGCTGATCGCGCTCCTGATGTAGCCCAACTCTGCGACCATCAACAAAAGAGAATTGAGGAGTTGGAGGAGGCTATGCGGAACTATCAAAAAACTAATCCTAGCAACAGATGGATTGATGAAGCCCTCACCGACAAACCACCTTCCCCCCCTCCCCCCACTAACAATGAGTGAAGAAACAATAAAAGTTTGTCACAGATGCGGAACACCGCTTGTATGGACGTTCGCCTTCATGGGTGCTGAATACTACTGCATTGGTTGCGGAGGAAATTATGGGATGCTCGGTGCAGGTAGAAATGAAGAAGAGACACCCGAATTAAAAAAGCAATTTCTCTCCGTGAAAATAAAATGGGGACAAGTAGCAAAACATTTGCAATCGGGTGGAGGATGGAAAACAGACTGTGAGAAATGCAAGCCTATGGTTAGAGGGAATGAACACTATACCCATCTAACGGATGAGGAGATCAAAAAACATGAATGGGCTATGAAGAGACTAGAAGCAATGTTACTTCCTGAATATCAAAATACCCCCTCCCCCCCACTAACAATGAGTGAAACAATGACACGCTATGGATACTGGCTTACGGCAAATGAAGATGATCTCCGTGAACAATGGGATTCCATGAAGGAGGTTGAACAACACGAGATGGGTGAAACTTTTGAAAACTATTGCCAGCTACAATATACCGATGGATATGGTCTATAATCCCCCTCCCCCCACTTACGAAGATGAGTCTAATTAGACCAATACTGTACCTATTTTATACCTATGAAAAAACAAGACACAACATCGGCTATGGAGAAGTATTTGCTAACAAGGCTCAAGACAAAGCCTAAGACTGGATATGTCTATATTACACCACACGAAACTTGTATTTGTCATTGTCCTTGGCTTGGGAAGTGTAAATGTTTCTTTTCCCGAATGTACTATGACCACTAAACCAACACCACAGGAGACTATGGAGCATGGACAATTAAAAAATGGTACCCAACCGAGTCAGGCTTCCCACATGACCGAGGCAGGTAAAGGGGAGGGTAAAACCTCCCCCAAAATGCCAAAAGAAGTTATCTTGTGCAATGATTCTGTTTGTGATGGGGCATATTTGGTTAAAGTCTGCGAATCCCAACAGAAGAGGATAGAGGAGTTGGAGGCACACCAAACAGAAATTGATTTTATGCTGAAAGATGTTGGTGGAACGCAAAAAGTTCTGGCTATGCGTAAAGCATTTCCCGATGAGCACAGGACACGTACCGAAATGGTTATACGTCACGAAGTAGAATTGAAAAGGATGGAAAAGCAATGCAACGAAGCCAGAGAGGCATGTAGGAAGCTGAGAGGATTATTGTTAGATATGAAAAGCCACCCATGCAATTTCTGTAATAATAAAGGAGAATCCCATTCCACACTCTGCCCTATTAGTAAAGCCCTAGCCTCTACCCCTAATTTCAATGACTGAAACAATGACACGCTATGAATACTGGCTTACGGCAAATGAAGATGATCTCCGTGAACAATGGGATTCCATGAAGGAGGTTGAACAACACGAGATGGGTGAAACTTTTGAAAACTATTGCCAGCTACAATATACTGATGGATATGGACTTTAATCCCCCTAACCCCCCTCCCACTCCTCTATATGACTCCACTACGATGCAAATTAGGCTTTCACAAATGGAGAATGCGAGCAGGATCTAGCCATAGGGCGATATTTATTTGTATGAAAGAAGGCTGTGATGCTGCTGAATCGTTTGATGGATTGGAACATAGGAAATTTTCCCAACAGGACATAAAATTGCCATTCAATAAAGATGCACAATTTATAGATTTTTCCTCACAATGGCTTTAATCCCAACCTCCTAAATGGTAAATGATAAGAAAGAAACAATGGCAGAGAAGTTGATACCGAAGGGGACAAAATCTGCTTGGCATAGATTAAAAGGTTCATCATATTGCCAGTTCTGCCATGCAAATTCACAAGGATTTCATTCAGAAAAATGCCCTGTTAGTATTGTTCTTAATGAATATAAGGAATTAGAAGAAGCGGCAGAGGAGAGCGATGCACAAAATGGAATAATTGATACCTTAAACAAAGTAATTGAATTTACAGAGCAAGAACGCAACGAAGCTAGAATAGAAGTCAAACGATACCGAGAAGCATTGGAGTATTATGCAAACAAAGATAATTGGAAGACTGAAAATGTAGACACAGAAGATGATAGTTTCAGTTTTACTTGGATTGAGGGAAATCATACATACGCAGAAGCAGCACTTTTACCCCTAACCTTATGACAACAGAAGATACAGCACAGGCTATGGAGAAGGCACGGAAGTTTAGGAAAAGGCACGATATTAAGATGTCTTTCTGGGGCACAGAAACTCCAAGGGCAAGATGGATGGTAGAAATAGTGGAGATACTAGACTCCTACGAATCCCTTTATGCTGAGAACAAGAGATACCGAGAGGCTTTGGAGACTATTAAATTTGGAGCTGGCGAACAGACCGAGGATGAGGCAGATTATGAAGAATTTGAAACATATTACAATGCACTTGCTAGATGCTACTCAATATCACAACAAGCCCTTCATCCCCCAACCCAATGAGTGATACACCTACACCACAGGCAGAGGAGAAGTGTGAATGCTATTACGGTGTTGCTCCGCATACACACGACTTGAGTAGAACAGGCTCCTTTATTGGGAGCACTGTCCTGAAACCAAAAATAGAATATCCTCCAAACTTCCATGAAGACCCCGAATGTGAAGGATGTGGAACATATATATGCACACATTGTTTGCAAATGTCAGATGGTTCTACCCCTCCCCCCACTAACAATGAGTGAACCCATGAATAAGAAAGTACCAACGGCAGAGGAGACTATGGAGAATAATGAGATTAAACAAATTTATTTGGACACAAAAAGTGGATTTGATTTCTTCCTCTCGCCAAGTGAGCAAATGGATTTTTGGGCTACCTTTGGGCAGAATGTTTATTCTAAATTTCTTTCCGATCCCCCCTCCCCCTAACCTCTATGACAACAGAAGATACAGCACAGGCTGAGAATAAAATTATTCGTAATGGAAAAGTCGCAGTCGCTATATCTCCTGGCTTTGGCTCAGGATGGACAACATGGAATGATGAAATATCCCCATTCGAACCGAAGATTATTAGTATGATAGAAGAGGGAAGGAAATCAGAAATCACACAAGAATGGTGCAAGCAACATTTAGGAATAAGCGATGTTTATTGTAGTGGCGTGGACGACATTAAAGTTGTTTGGGTTCCTATAGGAATATCCTTTTCTATAAATGAATATGATGGAAGTGAATCTCTTCATCAATCTGATGAATTGAAGTTCACCGCATAACCCCCTAACCCTCTACCTATTACCTGTATGAGAACCAACCCTACCGCCAAGGCTTCGGCAGATAGAAACCATCTTGAGCTAATGTACGAATTACAGGAGTTCTTCCACCATCCTTTGTATGGCGATGACGAAGAAGAGGATATTGAAAAGATGCTAAAGATTCTTAACCCCTAACCCCCTATGACCAAAGAAGATACAGCACAGGCTATGGAGCCAAAATATGGAGAGATTAAAATTCTCACATACTATGGCAAAGATTGGAAAGAGATATGGAGATGCAACAACAAGGGGGAAAAAATAGAATTATTGTTTGAAACTGATGATAGAGAGAAGGATTATTCAGATGTAAAAGAAATGGACATTGTTGAAGAGATGCCTTGGTCAGAGTTTTGTAACAAATACCGCAATTCTAAATATGCAATCTAACCCCACCCCACAGGCTAAAGATACTAACCCCAAAGATAGTTCACAAGAAGATACAACATTGGCTACGGAGAAGGTGAGAGAAATTGCAAAAGAGCTAGTCAAATATGTAGACGAACATCCTGACCATACTTTTATTCTATGGAGAGAAAGAATAAGGTCTGTAGCCCAACTCTGCGAATCCCTCTACGAAGAGAACAAGAGATACCGAGAGGCTTTGGAGAAGTACAGTTCTCACGAAGAACATTGTTCGTTTGGATCTCCTAATAGAAAAACAGGTGGAACCCGTGAATGTGATTGTTTCCTAAAGATAGCCCAACAAGCCCTAACCCCCTAACCCTCTATCTATGACCACTAAGAAAACTCTACACGGCTGGGATAAAGATCACTGGCAGTACCACTGTATGGGTTGCAAGGATCCTCATCCCAGTTACTGGAAGACTGTAATTGAATCTAAAGAATGGGATAAGTGGTACAAAGAACAAATGAAACGAATGGGGGAATGTGAATGCTTTGATGGCGAAGGGAAGGAATGTAAATGCGAGACTTTTGATATTGATGAATCTATGGCTTGTAATGCCATTTCTCCTGACCACTTTGCTGCATTCTGTAAATTTGTTAAATCTCTTCCATGACTGAAGAAGTTAAATCAATATTGTGGCTTATGCTCATTATGTGTGGTGGGTGCTTACTAGCGGTATTGTCTCTTACAGTTGTTAATTTTATTGGTTTCCCTGTTTGTATATGAGCCCTACAGAAAGAACGCTGGCATATATGAGGAAGAGAGGTTACATAGCTGAGGTAGTTGAAAAATGGATCCCGAAGGTTAATGTTAGAAAAGATTTTATAGGCATAATCGACATTCTCTGTTTTTCAGACTTTGAGATAGGTTGTATCGGAATTCAAACAACTACTGCTACAAATCACTCAACCAGAAAAAAGAAAGCTCTGGCAGAGCCACGATTAAAAATCTGGTTGTTATCAGGACAACGTTTTATCATCCACTCATGGAAAGGTAATGTACTCCGTGAAGAGGAATTAACCCTTAAAGATTTATGACTATAGCAGAACGATTCGGAAAAAGGCTCCGCAAAAAACGCCTTGAGGAAGGGCTTACCCAGACCAAATTAGCCAAGAAAATAGGCTGTCACAGGGTGCATATATCTAACCTAGAAAGGGGTCTATTGTCCAAACGAGCCATGATTACCTTAAAAGTGGCTAGTCGCTATGGTGTTACTTTGTAATTACCTATTGACATTCATTCTCAGGAAGCCTATAATAGAGATGTTTTATTTCCTACCAATATCCACATGTACAAATACCCACAGCTCACCATCGCTTGTATCATGCTTATGATCTGGTTGATGACAGCATACTATGTCGGAGTCAAAACGTCTGGAACGTTCCAGATAGCACCACCTGTTCTTTAGCCTTCTTTTGTGTTTTGTGTCCCCCCTTATCTAGTGAAAAAATACCTACAGTTCGTACCGCTTATAATCATTATTACTTTATTCCTTATCGCACTAGAATGAAATTCCTAAAATACAAGTACCCCATCATCGGCCTTTCCATCCTTATACCCGTAGTAGCTATAGCCTTGTGGCCAGACTCTAGAGATAGGATTATCTCAAAAGCCTACAAAGAAATTGACCGGGCAAAAGTAGAATATACTATGGCAGAAAAAGAACGCTCTCTATGGGAGACTGAATATATGAAATTAGCAGATCAACTTGAGGCTACTTGGGCGAAGCAACGTGAAGCAGAACTGGAACAACTTTGTGCTCAGTGCCGCGCCCTACATCAAAGGTATATTATTTGTAATCTTGGCGTACCAGAAATCTGCGAAGACGCAGACCAGAAAGAATTTGCCATCATAAATAGCTGGTTTGGTGAGATAGAGGATATTTGTTACACAGACCATGATGAAAAGCCACGTTGTGTTACTGACCCTTATCCCTTCTGATGTATAATTTTACGAGATCATGGGTGGCTTTTCTGATACCGTTTTCAGTGTTAGCTATAGTACTAATCCCCGATCTTTACAAGCCTATTCTGTCAACGACTATTGACAGGGAAACAGGGAAGGATTACTCTAATGTCACGTACCCCTCTGCACATGACTGATCTAATCACACCCTTCCTAAACGAGTTCGTAGACCCTGACAAGCAGGACAAAGCCAAGGTTGATCTTGAAAATATAATGCTGATTACAGCAAGCGAATCAATTACTTCTATCTTTAACCAACTTTAACATGACCCTCAATCAAATCTTACTACCGTTATTTATTATTATAATTATTCTTGTCGCAATATTATTGAAGCCGATACCTACTCCAGAAGCAATGAGATGTCATCAGGAACCTAATATTAAATACTATTCTGAAGGTGAAAGTTATGAGACAGAATATAAAACAATGACATGCACTATTTATTATCACCCCATATTATGACCCTCAACCAAATCCTGGAAACAGCAGGCGAATCTGGAATAAACTTTGAAGTTACCTCTATAGGTTCCGAACGAGACTTCCCTAAAAAGGATGGAGGTACATATAAATCCTGTTCAGTAGAATTAAAAATCCCCTCTACAGGACAGGTAGAAGATGCTCGGTTATTTAAGAGTCAGATAGAACAATGGGGAATGAAAGTAGGATGCACGTTAAATGGAAAAGCTGGAAAGTACGCAGGTTCTAAATACGCAGTATGGACTCCTGTAAGAACAGGAGAAGAAGTTTTAAATGAAACACCACAGAATAACTACCAACAAGTTAAAGCAGAACGGGCAGTCTCTGAAGCGATGACCGAAGAGAGACGAAAGGATCAGGTCAAGCAGGCTATGATCTCTCTCGCCGGTCTAATGCAAGCACATATAAGCGCAGGGATGGATAATAAAGGCGCTTTGGAGGCTGCCCAAGAAGCACGTAAAATGCTGCTGGAAGCGGCTGTAGAAGAAGTTACCCCCTCTATGTAATGACTGATACTGAAATCATTGAACGGCTTGCGGAGTTTATGGGGTGGAAAGCAGAAGAGTGTGAACAACACATGCTCAAACAAGGCTTGTATGAACACTTAGGATCAAAACTATGTTGGTCTACAGGAAAGATGATAAAAACAAGTGGCACTCGCCCTGATTGGAAAGAGCAAGTTGATTATAATTGGAACCCTCTCAAAGATTGGAACCATTGGAGACAGGTGGAGGAGAAGTTGATGGAGGATTGGAGGCTGATGAGAAAGTTCTTTGAAAGTTACCAGGATGGCTATGCTCAATTTAGAAATGACAGTATTGAAAAATACCTACAAGCCGACCTCCCTACACACTGTAAGGCTCTTGTTTCTGTTCTCCCCCCTAAATAATGCTAACCCCCACACAACTTCGGGAGAAATACGGAGACCGCTGGTGGGATGAAACCCTACCATGCGAGAAGTGTGGAGAAGAAATTGGAAAACAAAAAGTGGCTTTTTCCAGAAAGAACTACGATAAGAATCCCCGCTATTGTGTCCCCTGTGGGAAGGCTGAAAGAAAATTTTACCACAATAACCCATGAGTTCACCTAATCCGGAAGACGAGTACCAAACATGGCTGGCTAATAATCTGGTAGAACTCCAGAGGGATTATGCAGAAGAAAATAAGGATGACTTTGCTGAGTTCTGCAAAGAAATTTCCGAAAATGTACAATGAGTTTCAGATCCATCAGATATCAGAACGTAAAAGGCTCCAGCCTATACCCTCCCCCAAAGAGCGTATCTAAACCTAAAACCCAGCGTGGAGCTAAAATGGAAGACGCTGAGAAACATCGTACAGGAGATAGGAGGATTTATGAGGAACAGTACTTTGGATTACAACTTGAAATTAAAACTGTTCCCCGCCCAAAGAATTATGAGTAAAACCTTTCTATTAGTGGCTATTGTATTCTGGGGTGGACTAGGATTCTTACTAGTAAATGGAACTAATTTAACAGAATGCAGTTTGTTCGATAGGATCGTTACAAAGGCTAGGATCGTTACAAAGGTTAAACAGCCAGAGTCTAAGTTTTTCTTAAAGGCTGGCATAAACAGTACGCAGGAATTCTTAGAATTTGTGGCGATAGATGATGCAATACCAAGCGGAGATAAGCTAACACTAGAACAATATATATTTGGCGAATTTTGTTCTCCACGATATAGATCAGAAGTTATTGAATTTTCTAAGATAATAGATATGCACAAAACTCTCAGTTATGGAATGGGAGATAAATCTATAACAGAAGTTACCTACCTTGTTCATGGTCTAAGGCGTGGCAATGGTGCAATGGCTTGGGCTAGAGGTACTGTTATTACATTCATAAAATGAATCTAATAGAACAATCAAAGGCTTGTCTCATAGCTCTTGTAGAAGAGACTAAGCGTATGGATGAGAGTGTACCTAGTCCCTATAGGTTAGCAGGTATTCAGGCTGAGATACTTGAGTGTTATATCAAAGTAGGACAAGAGAAAGCCCGTAGGTTTTCATCGAAAGAGAGTAGTTACCTTAGACGTAAAATAGCTCAGGCTGTACAGTTTAGAAAAGGAAGACTTGATGAGAAGATTAAAAGTGCAAAGGACGCTGAAATGCAAGCTGTAGGTATGATTGAAAAGGAGTGCCAAGATGAGATTGATACGGCTACTACTTATCTCGAATACCAGATACTCTTATCCTCTCTTGATAGGGGCTTTGAACATGCAAGGTCAATCCTTAGCCTTATTAAGACTACTGAAAAACGATAATGATCATATTCCCCATCAAAAATGTCAGTGCCCAAGCCTTCCTTAGCTTATCCAAAGCCGACATACAAAAAAGATTTAAGGAAACGCAAGCGAGACAGGAAGAAGAAAGATCGAGAGATACAGGAGTGGGCGAACAAACAGATATGCTGGGTGGAGAACTGTTACAATCAGGCAGTAGCCCATCATGTGAAACCCCGACGCTACCTGAAAACAAGACACAACACTCTAGCAGCGATCCCGTTCTGCGTCCTTCACCATACGGGAGACTTAGGCATTCATGCCCTCGGAGTTGGAAAGTTTCTAAGAAAATATCCAGTCGTGTCAGTAACTTATCAGCTCAGGAGTACACTGATAGATTTAATTCCTAACCTCTCTGATTATGTTTGAACAAGTATCAATTGAAGAACTTGCGGATAGCGTATTTAGGGTATCTGATGAATCAATAAGAGCGAACGAAGAAGAGGAAATTCGACAAAGCACTATGTCATTTTCACAGTCTGCCAAGGATAGTAACATAGCAGACTCAACTGGCAGTGATCTTGCAGATGAAGGCATACAGGCTGCGATGGATAACGCTAACGAGAAATGGAAAGCAGATGTACTTGAGATACTTAGATATTTATCTATAACACATAGAGAGTTCAATGCTGACGATCTTGCAAGGATAATGAAAACGGATGGAGTTCCCAATACTCACCCTAATGCAATAGGCGGTCTATTCAGAGAAGCAAATAAGCGAAATTGGTGCAAAAAAACAGATAAGTATGTAAAATCAAAAGTGCCCAAAAAACATAGCAGAATATTGTTAATTTGGGAATCCCTACTACATGACTAATATCTTTAAACCTTACAGCCGTACTACCGACCTCTTAGCAGAGGCGATAGAGGATGGTAACTTTACAGATGGAGCCGTACATAAAATTCTTCAAGACCTCAGATCTGAATTAGCTCAGTGTCTTAAGCGTAGACTGTTAACAAGAGATCAAGTAAGAGAACTTGTTTCAAGACTACCTGAGGTTATATAGTTTGGTACAAGTCACCTGTGCTTTCTTTTGGGGGTTTTCAAACCCTTGTTCTTTGTAGATAAGAGTCCTTTCAAAAATACAAACCCTTAATCCATTGCTCATGTTAACTGGTGTTATCTCTACTGTTCTTGTGTAGAACAACGAGAAGATGAGGAGTAGGACTAGGGCTGTGTAGAGAATTTTAGATCTCATTTATTCTTAGGCTTGAACCACGCAGGACCAGTGGCTACCATTCTGCCGTAAAGGGCAAGAATAGAACCGAGGATAATGAATGTCTCATCCGCTGCACGAGCGAACTGTACGGGGAATGCCTCTGAGACATCAAAACCTAGAAACCCTGCTATAACTGGTATTAGAACGATAACTACGCCTATTATTGTCTTTTTGCCGCTAAGCCAATTAGTATTTGCCATTTTCTATAGGGGGGAAAGTAAACAAAGTATAACTATTTGATTCGGTTAAGCAAGCGGTCTTCCTCTTTTGCCAGACGGTTAGCCAGAGATAACATGCCCCATCTGACTGCCCTCTTATAAGCCCTTCTGAGCGTTTTAATTTGCCTCTGTGCTAGATTATCACTCTCAACTGTTTGCGGCGTTTCTAGTGGTGTTTCTAGGACAAGTTTTGCCATGTCTGTAAGTAACATATCTGGATATAGGTGCCATTCGGGTAGTTGACGTATGAGAGACTGACAATATCCATTAGGGTTGTTTCCATCGTCTGATGGTGCGTAGACCTTTATATAGTCCAAGAATGTAGGGTTCTTAGAGTAATCTATATGAGCGCTGTTGCCGCATATCTTTGCCTTTATATCATCTTTAAGTGCCCGAAAGCCTATCTCATAGGAAGGGAAAATTACAAAGTTATGTGCTCCAGGTTTTCCACCGTATCCTTTGTGGTAGGGGCGGTAGCGAAGATTGCCTGGGTTTGCCTGTCTGAAGGATACCGATCCTGGGTAAAATCCTTCATGTCTAGTATGAGCAAGAGCCAGCCTATCTAAAAAATTCATATACATATTATACATAACTCCTTGCACTAAAAGCAACAAGGAGTTATGCTGTTCATGGTGAAATGAACGAAAAGAATATACATCAAAGGCAGTGCTCAATACAAGGATGTACGAGAGTCCATGCAGCCCAAGGCTTATGTGGATTCCATTACCAAAGAGCAAGGAATAGTGGTGAGTTAAAGATTGTACAATATAAAATACATCACACATTCTCTAATCCTAAGCATATCGAGCAGACACTTCTCAAGTGCCGTAATGTTACTACGGATGGATGCTGGGAGTGGACACGGGCTAAGACTTATGGATATGGGAGAATGATGATAGATGGAAAAAATTATATGGTACATAGAATATCCGCTTGGATTTTTAAAGATTTTGACCTAAATGGAAAACTTATTGTATGTCATCATTGTGATAATCCTACGTGTTTTAATCCTGAGCACTTATTCATTGGTACAAATACAGATAATGTTCAAGATATGCTTTCTAAGGGGAGAGACAATTATCTTAAAGGAGAAAATAATGGGAGAGCTACTTTTAAAAATGTAGATGTAATAAAAATTAGAGAATTGTGGAGGAATGGATATAGCACTTATAAGCTAGCAAAAATATTTAATTCAAACACTGGAACGATATCCAATATTGTTAGATACGAAAGTTACAAATATATCTAACTGCTAGAGCTAGGCGATCTAAGAATGTCATTTAATTAGGGGTAAAAATTATGGACGAGAGTAAATATATTTAAGAACTTCATCTAATTTTAAATCCATTGCTTCAACAAGTCTAACAGTTTCCATGTTAGCTTTTTCTGCCCCTATTACCCTCTCTTCATTACGGATACTACGATCAGTGTTTGTTCCTATTTGCTTCGTAGAAGTAGTTATCGAAAATACCAGAACAGAACCTATCACGACTGCGATAATACTAATCACACTTTTGCCGTTGGTTGGTGGGGTATTCATAGTAGGGATTAATTGGGGTTAAATTCGGTAAGAGTAAAATGATCTTTGGTAGACATCAGGGGAATGCGTGGAAGAAGTCGCGGTTTACTTTTTCTGTTACTGCTGGAGGGGCTGCTGTTGTGGTATATACTTTAAAGTTATCCATTTCTGAGCTACCGCAATCAGAACCATCAACAAAGATATCTCCCATTCCTAGACCACCTTCCCCAGCAGAAGAATGTGAAGTGTCAGTTACACTTGATACTTCGGTATGCGTTTCAGCGCTTCTATCTCCAAATCCCCATGAGATCGTAGTTCCATCTCCTTCTAAATACATAATCTCTCCATCTGCTATACCAGCATCTGATTGTTGCGATTCTAACGGTAGAAATGCTCCAGTTGCAGATGTTGCCTTAAAAAGTTGTCCAGCTCCTGTTACGTATCGTAACGTATAAAAATCATTTACCCCAGCAAATCTAATAAATAACCAGCTATAATCATCTCCAGTATCCATTGCAGGATTATCTACTTGCACATAATAATTTGCAGTACTATATGAATCCTGTGCTGTATATGCGGCACCATTATTTAATCCTGCATCATCACATGCAACAAAGTCATCATTTTCATCTATATTAAGACAGCTAGGGCCACAGGTATTTTGAATCTTTACAGTCCATGAAGTTCCTGTTTCCATTCCAGCATGATCTTCTAATGCGACGTTATCAGGATCAACCGTGAAGGAATCACTGAATATAAGTACATCGGCTGCATAGGCGATAGGGATTAACAGGCTCAATAGAAAGAGAATAAATTTATTCATACTTCCATAGTTGTCGGAATTGAATTGCACCCTTTCCTAAATAACAACGTGCAGACAATAGCCGATCCCTTTCGTCTTCATCGAACACTTGCTCAATAGAGTCACACGTATAGTTGTTATCTATAGCAGTATTTTTACATCTGATCCGTGTTGGGCTTCGTACCTCTATTTCGTTACAGCTTACAAGAACCTCTCCCATATTGGCTTCTGGTGCAAGACCTACCCAGCCCACTAGTGTAGTTCCACTTATAGTAACAGCCTGAACAACTGAACCAGACCCTGTTACGAATTTTCTCTCATCTGATACTTCTAGTGTTGGACTATCTGCCATTACAATAGGGACTAAGAGTCCTGCTATGAATGCCAAGAATGCTTTAATATTAGACATATTACTGACCAAGAGTGTACTGGAAGTAAAGCATTACTGTAACTCCGCAGCCTGAAACAGTCGAACCTATTTGGTCTACATCAAGTGTTACTGTATCACCTTTGTCGATAAACGTATCAGAGAATACATGGCTCCCAGTTTCTGTAGTAGTTCCGATATCCATCTGTGGTTTTGTAGAAAGTACAGTCGAACCAGCTTCATTAATATCAATTACAAAGTCAGCACCAGTCGGAGCTATATCAGCATCCATCTTAACATCTTTGAGTATCATATCTACAGGAGCGTAGTAAGTAGCAACATAATCTGTTGCAACCTGAATATCATCATCAAGATACCATACAAGCATTCCTGTACCCGTAAGGTTCGTAAACTTAGGAGCGTCTGTGCCTTGTGAGACTAGTACCTGTCCTGACGAGCCTACGGCTGTGTTTTGGAGGCTGGTTCCATCACTGTAAACAATACCTCCATCTGTAGTGAGTGTTGTTGCCGATATTACACCCGTAATAGCCAGAGTACCTTGTATAGAAGTAACTCCTTCAATTGACAATGTGCCAGAAGATGTGAGATCATCCTGTGCATGGATGGATGCTCCTGAGATAGTTCCAGAAACATCTAGAGTTGCGTTTGGTGTCGCATCACTAATACCAATTCTATCTAGTCCAGCATCTAAGAAGAAGAGGTTTGTATCAGCATTACCTTCAATTCTGAAATCTTGATTGTCACCTACGTCATTGAATACTGACCCTCCGCCGCCAACTGCAATCCAAAAATTACTTGTAGTGTTAGATGCACTTCCGATAAGCACACGATTCACAGACGAATCAACAAATAACATATTTTCCTTTGTATCACTCTCAACCCTAAAATCATAATTCCCATCACTATTTTCATTTACTATAAGGCCGCCAGAGATTATCAAAGAGCCTGTCATAGTGTCCCCTGCTACGTTCACATACCTCGCATCACCGCTTGTTTCTGTTATCCCTGTTCCACCAGCGTCTGCTTGACATTCCATTCCTCCACTACCATCGCCACCTATAACTTGGGCGTCTGTGCAGTTAAGATCACTAATCAAAAGTGTTGTACCTGAGATTGTCCCTGAGACATCCATTACACCAGAACCAACATCCTTTGGGTGTATGGATAAATTCGTTCCGTCATAGAAGATCGAGGAGTCTTGCCCTTCTCCAAGGACTAATTTCTGATTATCTCCATCAAATAACCAATCCCAACCTGTATCGCTTACCATGTCATATTTATTTGTTGCAGTTCCTCCTGTTACCGGAGTGTCAAAGTACAAATTTCTGAATGTTCCAATCGTTCCTGCCTTATAGTATGGGGTTACTTTTATTGCATTTACAGTGTCTATAGTTCCTGTCATCCCATCGTTCGCACCTACTACAAAGTTAAACCCAAATAAATTAGTCAAAGTTCCTGACATTCCAGCGGCTCCCAATGCCTCTCCTCTTACAGCACTCAAACTTCCTGTATTTGTTATTCCGGCGTCAACTTCTGGTACTGTATTAAACGACATACCTCTTGTGTGATAACTCCCTGTTTCTGTTGCCTGTGTTGTGAAATCTAAATGAACTCCATATCTTGAGTTAACATCTGCGGTTGTCCTTTCAATTAATAATTGTTGTTGAGAAGCTGCAGTTCCACCAAAAGCAGATACGCCATCAACAGTCAGATAAGTTGAAACATGAGCATCTCCGGTAACATCCAATATGTAAGCTGGAGCCGAATTTCCTATACCGATTCTTTCACTGGTCGTATCCACGTTTAATATTGGTGTTCCGCCATTTGCGTCCAGGATTTGGAATCCTGTGGTTGAGTCTGTTGCGTTCTGGAAGCGCGCAAGGCCTTCTACCGACAATGCTCCGCTTGCGCTCATGCTTCCTGTCGCATAAACACCCGTAGCAGTTAAGCTCGCCCCCTGAATGACCAGATCTCCCGTCATCGTATCCCCGCTCGTATTTACATAACGATTGTCGAAGACAGTCTGTAAAGCACCTGTTGAGGATTGAGTGTCAACATCTGCTGTACAATCTTCCGATGCCCCACTTGCATCCACACCTAAAGGATATTGTCCTGCACTACAATTAGCCCCATTGGCAGCTAAAGCAGTAGCTGTAGAAGCGTTCCCTGTTAATTCACCTGTAACATCACTATATGTCATAGTCTCTACAGAGAGGACTCCGCTAGAAGCAAGGGAAGTGGTTACATGCAAAGTTGTACCAGTTATAGTTGCTATCCTGCTAAACACAGTTCCAGTTAAGTCGAGTCCCTCACCTGCTGAATAAGTAGTATCGCTTTCATTATCATCAACATACTTTTTATTTGCTACTTCATAATCTGCGTCTGGTGCTGATGATGGTGTTGAGGGAAAAGTATCCCAAGTAAAATTATCTACTAAATGTTCTGGGTCTATTGAGTTGGCAGCGTAATCTGCACTATCAATGGTATCGTCCTTTATGTCCGCACCAACAATCATGCTATCAGTGAGAGCACCTTCTGTGATAGTTACAACACCTTGTAAGGAAGCCACTCCATCAACAGATAGAGTTCCTGATGACGCAAGAGAAGTTGCTACTTGTAAGGTAGCTCCAGTAATAGCGGTATTCAACGAGAAGAACTCTGAGGCAAGTGTAAGCCCCTGTGCCGCAGAATACGTTGTATCAGTATCCGTGTCTGCAGCCCAACTTAATGTCCCAGATGAATCAGTCTTAAGTACCCATCCGCTACTCACTCCATCCGAAGGAGGAAAAGTATACACTACACCGTTTAACGATAACGTTGATTCAAGCACTAATGCCCCAGTCATTGTGTCACCTGCCGTATCAACCCAGCGATCATCTGAACCAAAAATCGTGAGCACGTTTCCAGTACTGAATCCTGATGCGCTGTCATCATCCGTGCACACAACTTGTCCGTTTGAAGTTATGCTTAACGCTCCACCATTTTCATTTCCTGAACAATTAAGACCACTGACAACAAGAGTAGCCCCAGACATTTCCCCGAATATTTCCAGTGAACTTCCTGTTATGGTTGCTATTCTTGAGAATACTGTTCCTGTTAAATCTATGCCTTCTCCTGCTGAGTAGGTTGTATTCGTATCTGTCACCCATGATAATTGACCGCTACTATCAGTTGCTAGGATTTTTCCACTGGAAGCTCCATCGCTATAGGGGAAAGTGTACACTGTACTATTAAGAGAGACAGTAGAGTCAAACGAAACAGCACCACTCACAGAGAGATTACTTGTCAGAATAGCCGAGGATGCTGTTAGATTTCCCTGAATTATCAGAGCACCCGTCATGGTGTCGCCTGAGATGTTTACGTACCTGCTATCGTCAGTAGCTTGAGTTGTATATGCCGTGTCTAGTGTGCAAGTCGTACCGTTGCAAGTCCAGTCTCCAAAATCAGCAGAGGCTAAATCAGCCACCACGATAGTCCCGTCCTTGATATCAGCACTAACCACAATGCTGTCTGCCAGTTCGCCTTCTGCAATATCGGCGGCTATGTCATCTGATACAGATGAAATATCAAGTTCACTTACCTGTACGGCATCAGCCCCAATATTGTCAGCATCTATAACACCTGAATCAATCGTACAGGCATCTTCTCCTGCACAGCTAAATTCGCCAAAATCTTCTGTTTGCAAATCCTCATCTCCAATCAAACCTGTAGCTGTGACTGCTGTAGTGAGAGTGATTGAAGCTATGCTGATACCATCGTCAATTGTCGGACTAGCCCAAGTCCCTCCAAGTTCTCCTCCTGGAGTTTCTGTAGCATTATAAACTGCATTACCTCCTTCTGTAATAGTAGCTCCTTCTATCGTTCCTGCAGAAGTTACATTACCAGTTAGATATGAAAGTCCATCCACAGATAATGCTCCTGATGAAGTTAGCAAATCTTGTGCATGAATCACCCAGCCTGATGCTGTTGCACTCACATCCAAAGAACCCGTCATCGTATCTCCACTGACATTCACGTATCGTGCATCTCCATGAAATACAGTAATACCTGTACTACTGCTAGTTCCTCCTCCCCCTCGTGATATTTGGAAAATATCAACAGTAGATCCTGTGTTTATTATAATAGTATCAACGCCTTGTGAATCTACAGAAAATTCAACATAGTCGTTAGCTGATAATTCCTGAATCGTAGAAATTGTTCGTTCTACTGGATCAACTGAGCTATGGATTTTCATAATAGAATGATCCCAAACCGAAGCACCGTTTACACTAATAACCAGTCGTGGAACAGCAATCGAAGAATCCGTAATTATCAGATTCGCACGAATAACATAAGTACCCTCATTTAGCGCTGTGAACCTTCCATTGCTAGGTGTAAAACCAAACCCATTAGAAGATCCTATGGAATAATCAAAACTTGAATCAGGATAGCTTGTATTATCAAACATATCATAAAGACTTGCGTTGGCAGTTGTACTCTCAAGTGACTGCATATTTATATGAAAACCAGATGCGGATTCACCAACGCCACCTCCACTATCTGTGCCACAAACAAAGACACCCTGTCCATTTGTATCTATCGTATTGCAGTTTTGTAAGTTATCTACAGTCAAACTTGATCCTGATAAACTCGCCCTAACCTTGAGTGCTCCTGTCATTGTATCCCCTCCAGTTTCTACGTATCTGTTATCAAAAACACTCATTAACGCTCCTGTGTCAGAGCTTCCACCACCAGTATTAGCATCTGTTTTCCAAGTTAATTGCCCAGCGGAATCAGTAGCAAGGACTCTTCCTGATGCCACACCATCACTATAAGGGAATGTGTAAACAACACTATTAAGAGAGATTGTCGAATCTAAGGATACTGCACCGCTGACTGATAATGCACTTGTAAGGATCGCCGAAGAGGCAGTTAAGTTACCTTGTATTATTAAGGCTCCAGTCATAGTGTCACCAGCCGTGTTAACATATCGGGAATCCCCCCTAGTTACATTTATATATTGAATGTGGTCATCATCTGTTAAGCCGCTTATACCTCCGTGATCTATTCCTGCATCGTTAATCACAATATTGACCTCAAATTCAGGGTTCTCTGTTAAATTAAAGTCATTACCGTCAAAATCAGCAATTGCTCCTGTCTGGGCTACTACTACATCACCTTCCTCAAAAATAATCGACCCTGAGATAGTTGATCCTGCTGCGCCTGTCTGATCTGTACCGCATGAGATATTCCCAGCAGCATCTGTTTTTAGCGTACAGTTTCCATATCCCGTGAGAGACATATAAGCACCTGTCATCATCCCTGTGGTTTTTAAGTCCTCTGATGTATCAGTCCAGTCTATGTGCTCATTCCCTACAAAATTAGTAAGTGCATCATGGTCTACTGCATCTCCACCACCGCTTGCGTGTTCGCTTGCGTGGGTTTCTTCCTCCAGGTCGGCTGTAATGTCAGTTCCTGCGTCTGGTGTTATCCACTCAAAATTAGTACCTGTGGTATCGTAAGTTAAAATATCTCCATCGTCAGGAGTAGAATCTGCGTTTAGATCGGGTTCAATAATAAGCCCATCTGTGATAGCTGTAGCAAGGTGAACCAAGTCTGTTATGTCTGACTCTGTGGGCTCATAACACCCCTCTACTACGCCATATTCATCCACACCCAATGGTATTTCGCCTGGATCACAGTTCGCGCCATCACTATGTTGGGTATCAGAATCTGTAGCCCACGTTAAAGTTCCCAATGCGTCTGTTGCAAGAACCTTTCCGGAAGCCGCACCATCGGAGGCAGGAAATGTATACTCCACGCCACCCAATGAAACAGTAGAACCAAGCAAGGTTGCCCCACTAACATTAAGAGCGCCATATACCAAGGCCTCACCATCAATTATTAAGCTTGATCCTGATAAGTTCGCTCTAACTTTAAGAACTCCGGTCATCGTATCTCCTGCGGTCTCGACATAACGGTTATCGAATACTGTTATAAGAGCGCCAGTTGACAACTGTGTATTAGTATCCGTATCAGTATCTGTGACCCAAGATAATTGTCCCGCCGAATCTGTGGCTAAAACTTTACCTGAACTTGCACCATCACTATATGGGAATGTGTAAACAACACTGTTAAGAGAAATTGTAGACTCAAGCGAGAGAGCACCACTGACTGTTAAATTTTCTGTAATAATTCCACCCGAAGCGATAAGATTCTTGCCCTGTAGGATAAGGTCTCCGGTCATTGTATCACCTGCCACAAGAACGTATCTTGCATCACCACTAGTCTCTGTGATCCCTGTTCCACCTTGATCTGTTCCACATGAGAATACACCAGTGTCGCTCCATAGTAGTTTACTTGTTGTGGCGTTATCACAATCTGTAAGTCCCGCACCACTAAGAGCTGTAGTTGCAAAGAGATCAGAACCAGAGATTGTTCCTTGTACTTCCAACTTTGTAGATGGATTATTTAGACCAATACCTATATTGCCTGTGCTTACACCTGTACCTGTTCCATCTACACCTGTTCCAAAAATAAGATTGCCTATGGTCATTTGGTTTGCAGTTGTTGTACTTGGCAAATCTAAATCATAACCTAATACTATTGATTTATTAGCAGATGTCGCATTATCACCTGATTTGTAACCAATAAAGGTATGACCACTCCCATTTTCAACATTAAATCCAGATTGGAAACCAACATACACTGACTTTTGAAGATTACTATTATTTTGTGCATTTGCAATCCCATGCCCCAATCCCACAGTATCATTGATAGAATCATAATAATTACCACCCAAATTACCACCTACCATTACATTTTTTTGTGAATTCTGTGATATATAACTTAATGCAGCAACCCCTATTCCTACATTACTTTCCAATATTGGTTCATCATTACCAGATGCAAAACACGCATCAGTTCCTATGCAAACATTCCTTTGGTGCACAGCATTCGCGCTGCCAGGTGCTAGAACATTAAATCCAACAGCAACATTTCCAAAAGCACTTTCGGCTCCATGTAGTGCAGCATAGCCTATGGCGACATTTTCTCCACACTGTTTAGTAGTATTGTCTGAGCAAGACTCAAGAGCATTAGCACCAATAGCAACATTCCCACCATAAGAATCGGCTGCCATATTCCTACCAGCATGTTTCCCTATATAAACACCAACTTGGGAATTGCCTCCTCCTCTCGTATTTGGAGCAGCATTCAATCCTATTGTTATATCACCACCCTGCTCAAAACCACCTCCTGAACCTTCATCAGCACGTATACTTATCAAAGAAGAAGATCCGGTGCGTGAATAATCATCATCTAAGTATCCAATATCAAGTAAATATCCACTACCTCTCATGTACCAATTCTTTCTATTTAGTTCTCCATCTGTATCTTCCAACAATAACATTCCATTTGGTGATGATACGTGCAAATCTCTTTGTGGAGTATCTGTTCCTATCCCTACTTTTCCTAATATATAAGAATTAGCTCCTGACATTACTGTCAAGCTATCCCCACTCATCGTGCCGATAACGACCAAGCTTGGTTCACCACCTTCATTATCAATTGTAAGCGCCCCCGTCATCGTATCGCCTCCGACATTCACGTAACGCGCATCCCCTGAGCCAACAGTAACCCCCGTCCCAGCCAAAGTTGCAGTCCAAGATAATGCCCCTGCTCCATCTGTTGTGAGAACATATGTACTGGAACCATCTGAAGCTGGGAAGGTGTAGGTGACACCGTTGATGGTAACAGTTGAACCGAGAGTTGTTGTGCCAGTTACATATAAAGTTGAACCTGAAACACCCCATGAATTGTTCAATGGTCTTAGATATGTAGTACCGCTATACTCCTTTGGATACCAAAGACTAGTTGATTGAGCAAATATGATAGTTGGTAGCAACAAGCCAACGATAATGATGAACTTTCTCATGTGTAATACACATAAGTAATTTTGTCTCCATTCTCTGTTGAATCAATATATAAATCGTTAAGATTGTCGACCTCAAAAGGATAAATCTGTGTGTTAAATAATTGTAAACCTCTTCTTCCTGCCGATGCCGCAACAACTGTAGAACCTCCTATGACTACTGACCCGCTATTGCCTTGGTGGGCTTGGATTTCTACACGTTTACATGCTACGTTTGATAGCTGGACTCTAGTTCCTGCGGTTGTTACTGTTGCTGTACCATCTGCAACACCTGTAAATCCAGCACCACGGATAAGAATTGCACCATCAGAACCTACAAAAACATCTTGTATTTTACCATCCCCATCCTTACCGGCGATTAGATTTGAAAATGACGGTGCAGTGTTACCATCTTTGCCTACATTTGAATTTGGATTAAAACTCATTAAGAGTTTTGAGGGTAGTTTCTATAACCTTTAGTTCCTCTTTTGCCTTTAAAATATCTATATCGTTTTGTAGGGCTTCTGCCACTTTAAGATCAATAGATAGTTCACAATGTCTTTCTTCTTTAGCACGGATGCGATCTTTTAACATTTGAGTTGCGTCATATTTCATATACATGAAGGGGGTATAAATTCAATAGGGCGTTTAGGACGTTTATTAAATAATCCTCTGTATAGGATTTCACTTTTATGTTTTGTTATTTTTAGCTTGCCAACTTGGTTGCTAGAATCCCGCACTGACCTGAAATCCTCTGATGTAATAATGTAGTCATTCTGTGATAACACGGCAGAAACAGGCAGGAAATACAGTTAATATTTGATTCTTTTTAAGTATAGCTCCTACTTCAACTGATACTTTTGCCTCAATCTCACCACCATCAAATCCTAATACTGTTATATTAGTGATCTTCCTTCCTACAAGTTTACTCGGAACAAGCAAGTACGCACCAAAAGTTATCTCTTCTGGCTCCTCTACTTTTTTTATGATCTGTACTTCACTTTTCTTATCAATTAGTTTCTTTAACTTCTCAATATCTTTTGAGTAGTCAGGAATTTCTAAGTTCGCTAGTTCAGCTTCTATCCTTTTGATTGCGCTTTTTAAGCTTGAATGTGCATGGTTCACTTCTGCATACTCCTTCTCGGAATTCATCTTGAGCTCTTTTCCACCTTCTATTCTTGATATTGGAATATCACCACGAATTTCACTTACTGAATGTCCATGTTCAACCTCAGCGTATTTCTTTTGTGGAATTGCTTTAATCTTTTTATCTACAAATTCACATCCTCCTTGGATCTCAGAAATCTCATGTTTATGATCTTCATTCGCAAGTCCTTTACGCACACTGGATATATCTTCAATTTCAGAGACTTTATGCTTATGAATTGGCTCTGCGTATTCCTTAACCTCTTGAGCATTTAGAGCATCGTTTGTGATTTTCTCTACATCTACTTTGGTTAGTATTTGAGGTAGAAGCGTTAATACTATATCTAGTATTTTCTTAATCTCTTTATCGCCTTTGGTTGAAAGTTTTGACATTATAATATGGTGCAATATTCAAGCATTAACGTGGCAGTATGATCACTGGTTGGGTCTGTAAGCGTCACTCCTCTCAAGTATTCCCCTGAGCCAACCTTGAACGCATTACCATAACCATATAATAGCCATGAGCCACTAGATGTAGCGTTGTTGTCAGATTGAACTGATCCTGATGTTGTAAGAGATGTACCAACTGTCCAATCAACACTAATTACTGCGGGACTGTCCCCAACAGTCCAATATAATTTTATTACAACAGAACCTGAGCCTGAATCGTCTACAGGTTCCTGCCAGTTACAGTAAGGATACTTAGCCAGTCCACCAGTACCTGTACATGATACATATTCTGTTTTGCATTCTACAGGATCAGTGCCGCCTTTTAGTGAAAAAGCAACACCCGCAGATAGTGCTACAATCGCAAGTGCACCTACTGTGGCGTATCTTCCAAGTGCCGCTACATTGACATTAAGTAAGTTCATTAGTAAATAGCGAGAATATCAACTGTCTGAGTCCCCGAAGCCGCTTTAAGGAAAACCCTCGCAAAGTCCTTAGGTGATACGGTCAAAGAAGACCCTGGGGGGATAGGGAACTTAGCACCTGCGCTGTTTTTCCCGAATAGCACGTTGGCTGCACCTGCGTTGTAAATAATAATCTGTCTTCCTTTGGCGAAATCTAAATTAGTGAATAGTGCGGATATGGTACCGCCAGTGACGTCAACACTTTGCTCGTCTGCGTCTAGCTGCACAAAAGGAATGTTTACACTCATGATAGACATATAATCTTTTGGGAAATTACTTGTATTATTGTGTTGATTATTTCAATAGTCTATTTGGTTGTATCCCATAGGATACAAACATAACCCCTTGATATTTCTCAACCAAGGGGTATGCTGTTCGTGACTATGAACAATCCAAGTTTACACGATAAAATTTGCCCTGTCGATGGGTGCAATAAGGCAAGAAAGCACAGAAGAAAACATTGTCCTATGCACTACTCTAGAATGTGTAGGAGAGGAACCTTTGATGTATCAAGGATGATGACAAAAGAGATCAATAAGGAAAATGCTAAGAATAAAATTTTTAGGTACACAAAAATCAATAAAGAAACTGGATGCTGGGAATTGACAAGTCATGTTACAAAAAAAGGATATGGGAGAACACGAATTGGGGGCAAATTGATAAGCTCTCATAGGCTATCTGCATATGCGTTCCTAAATTTTGATTTGAATAGTAAATTATTCGTATGTCATAATTGTCCAAATGGAGACAATAGAAAATGTTGTAATCCTGATCACTTGTGGATAGGAACAAATGAACAAAATATTAATGATGCAGTTAAAAAAGGTAGATTTACAGGTAACCATTCTAGAGGCTCTCTAAATATGAATGCAAAATTAACAGAAGATGATGTTCTAGAAATTAAAAAATTGATACTAAAAAATATTACATATCGTACTATTTGTAAAAAATTCAATGTTTCTAGGGGTACAATTGGTCGCATTAATACTGGTGGAAGCTGGAAGCACGTACAATTATGACATCCTAACTAGAGGATTAACCATCATCCTGCATTCTGGTAAAAATTCCTTGTATTTCCTTAATGTTTTATATACTGGATTTGTAGTCTCATAGTGTAAGAATACACGTATTTCCTCTGCTCTCGTTATACCAAGACTGTAGACAAGGAGTATCGAAATTTCATGTGGCTTTGCCTCTGGGGGTATATTGGTTGGCATTCATTAGAGGAAGGGTATAGTGGGGATATGGGAATTATCTTTGGATTCATCATTGGGATGGCGATAAGTCATTTTGTGACTGAGGAAAAGTTGGGATTCTAACCCCTGTCTGCAAAGCACCTCTTCCTGTGGTTTGTATCCCCCTAGATGCATGTGCCTCGAAACCTTCTGTCAAGAGCCTTCTACCAAATTCTGTTGAGAATATTCTTGAGAATATAACATCTTGTGCAGCTATGCCAACAGCTATCTCTGGATTGCCCGAACCTATTGCAGTAAAGAACGCCGCAGTTTTTGCTAAGAATGCTGTTTGAGAACCTCTTGCTGCACCCTGTCCTCTGTCTACGGCTTTTGCCAGTTGTGCTACTTCACGAATACCCTCTGCTGTTTTTTCATCAAATAAATCATCAATCACACTGCCAAATTTATTTATAGAATTAGAGAATTTGGAACCACTAACCCTTCCATCGGTCTTCGCCTTGTCCACTAACTTTCTTAGGAATGCAGCTTGAACATTTTTTACTCTTTGCTCTCCACCTTTTGTAGAACCTATAAGCTCGACCAATCTTCTGGCTTGGCTAGTTTTGCCTGGCTTTAACAAAGTATCAACAATCAATTCTGGACTATCAGACAATCTAGCAACGTTTCTTCCAACTTCACTTTCTAAGAGTTGTATACCACTTCCATAGAACTCATCAGCAGCACCCAAAGCCTTTCCTATCTCTGGTTGAACCAATTTAATATGGCTATCTAAATCTCTCGATAGAGTAGCTGCCACCTTTTTGAGTGCAGCAGTATCACCAGTACTAACTAGAGTATTCCCAAATGGAACCATTTTATTGATTTCATCAAGAGTATCGCTTAATACTTTAATTGATAGCTTCTTATCAAGATTTTTCCTTAAGACCTCTAGTCTACCAACATCTACAAATTCACCAAGTAATTCCCTAGCTCCCGCCTTGGTGGACAAGATCTCATCTAAGGCAACCTTGGTTTTATCAACATTTATAAATTCTTTACCTAAGGTTTCTGCCCTGCCTGCAACTATTTTGTCAGCTTCTTCATATAGCTTCCTTTTAGTACCTGTCCATGATTTTTTGTAAGATTCTGCACCTTCTATAATTGCTTTTCCTGCAAGTCCAAGATCTTCTGTGCCACCTATCTTGCCAATAACATCATCAGAAACCTTTACAATATCATCGTTAGCTTGGGTTATTATCTTTTGCACTCTGCCACCAGTAAATCCCTTGGCAGCAAATGCTTCCCCCTGTCTTACGACTTCGGATTCTGATAATGCAGATATTGGTAGTTTAATACCAAATTTATCTGCTATTCTGGCAATTTGTGCATTAAATTGTTGTTTGAATGGTGACAATGCCTTGCCGACTGCTTTAGTAGCTACTTTCCCACCGAATTCAGCAGTAGCACCAAATAATGCTTCTTTGCCTATTTCTCCAAATTCAAACCCCTCTTGCTCTCCACCAAATCTTTTTTCAACACCAATGGTTTGACCTATAGCCTGTCGTCCTGTTTCTAATATTCCAGCTCCTGCTCCAGCCCCAAGTGGCGCAGTAACTATTCCAGGAGCTGCAATTATCCCCCCTCCGATTGCACCAAATATAGGCAATGCTGGGCCGACAACATCGGCTATATCTCCTGGCAAATCAGCTATATCAAATCCCTTACTTGTCTCGAATCTGCCTTCTCTCATATCTCTTGAACCAAAACCTCGTTGCAATCTCTCTGGAACACTTTTAAGACTTTCAAAAAGTCGTTGACCAAACGTAGTCCTTGTTGGTTTTGGCTCAAATATATCAATATCGAAACCAAGTTCATGCCCATTACCTTTTAACGTCTCTGAGAGTATCTCAGGAGTTGTATTAGCATCCTGTAACATTTTCCGAAAATCTGATTCAGGGACTATAGGCATTATTCTGAGAAGAAGGAACCATAACCATATTCGCTTACTGTATCTTGTACATTCTTGCCTGGATTGAATTCTGCAAGATCATTTACATTTCTAAATGCACTTTCAGGAAGACCAAGCCTTTTAGCTTCTACTCTAACACGAGGGAGAATATCCTCATTATAGGAATCAATAGTCTCCTGCGAGATTCTATTAACAGTTTCTAAGAACTGCGCACGACCAAGTTTACCAAATAATCTTCCTGCTGTAATTTTGGCTAAAATTTGTTCTGGATTCCATTTGTCTATCCAAGGTACGGCAGCAACAATCCTTTCTATATCATCATTTCTAACAGCCATTCCAGGATCTTTAATTCCTCTTTGCAAGAGTTCAATAGCAGTAGAATCTCCTTGTCCTGTTTTCAAACTTAGCACTACACCAATTCTCCTAAGAATGAAATTTGCATTGGCAGCAGACCTATATTCATCTGTATTTCTTATTCTTTTCACAAAAGGCTCATATCGTTTAACTTGTTCATCAGTGAATTGTGGGAAGTCAGGTACATATCCGTTTGTTCTATATCTATCTACCTGCTGAGCAACTTCCCTTTCAGAGACTTGCCAAGTTTTTGCAGCATTTTTAATTGGATTTGTACCTCCAAACTGTCCATCCAATACATCTTTAGCAGCATTATCAACTGCCACATTTCCACTAGATGGGAGATTATCAATAGATGGCGCAACCAGAGCATTGTGCTGCTTTTTCCATATTTCTGCATTTTGAATTTTCAATTCATCTCGTGTAGCAATAGAGAATGTTTGCCCTTGCAACTCCTCCTCTTCTGCTATCTTTTGTGCAGTAAATTCATCAAAACTAATAGCTGGCTTCTGTTCTGGCGTAGGCAAGAATCCACCTCCTACACCCCCACCAACTCCCACACTTCTAGCTTTAGCAATTTTTGCCTTTGCATCTAACGGTACAAGTCCAGCTAATCCAGAAGCATCAAAGCTAGTTATGTCTTTAGCTAATTCTTTAATCATGTCTGCTACTTCATCTGGGGCAAAATTAGATGATAAGTATTCTATCCTATCTAGAGCATCTTGTTCCTTTTGGAGCTTTTCATTCTTGCTATCTTTAATAGCACTAATCATTATATTAGTAGCAGCTCTTACATTCACGGCTGCCCTTTCGTCTTCCTTTGATTTTCTGTCCCAATAATCAACATACATTTTAGCCTTCAGGTCACGCCTCTCCTTTGCGTCTAAGCTCACAGTCTTCTGTAATTCTATAAGACTATCTTCAAAGTTATTGTCAATAATGTTCTGGTTTGATTCGTAGTTATTTAGAGCAGTCTTAACGTCTAGGTTGTATTGGCCTCCTATCTGCATTGCGTATTTCGCTGACTGTAAATCGCCAAACTGGCGCATGTTCTCAAGGTGCTCTGCCCCCTTCCGTACTTCTTTCTGTAAGAATTGAAGACCATTAGTGCCTTGTTCGATACCTAACCTGTTTGCTAGTCTCCGGTTCTTTATCTCATTCTCTACATTAAGTTCGATCTGGTCTTGTTCTGCTTTTGCTTGTCCGAGTTCAAATTGTGACTTCTCAAGTACAGCCATATCTTTTCTTATTTTGGCAGCTTCAAGGGCTATATCTCTGTTCTCCTTTTCTATAGCATCTCGTTTTTCTGCTCGTTTCTCTAAGACTTTTTCTCTTGCAGCTACACCTTCCTCAACATCGTCCGAGACTCCGCCCCTATCCAAGTCCTCTGCCATAAAATTAAGCATCTGGCTTGTGAATATTGCTTCCGCACTAGAGGCTGATTGTCTGCCAAGAAGCTCCTGTACGAGAGGTGCTACGTTAGAATAGATAGGATTCGTTTGCACTTCTTGTAGAAGGGAGTTTAGATTTGCGGTGTTTTGTTGTCCCGTATCGGGGATTGAGTAATCCAAGGTTTGCGGAATTGATGTACCCTCTTGGCTTTCTTTTTGCTGCTGTTCAAATATTTTCCTTTGCTCGTCTGATTGCCTTTGGGCATCTTCGTCATACCATGCCTGTCTCGCTTTTGCTTCTGCCTTATCAAGTGCAGCTTGCACTTCATAAGATGGAGTTGCCGTGCCTCTTGATTCATCAACTTTCTTTATATTCTCAAGCGCAGCTCCTCTCGCTTCCTGTACTGATTCAGTAATCGTCTTTCCTTTTCCGGAAATACCCAAAGCTCCAGGTTTTCCCATAGCTCCTGCTTCTGGGCTTTTTAATGGTGCACCAGCTGGGGATCGTTCAAGTTGTGCTGTCGCGTCTCCTGCCTGTTTAACAAGCCCCCCGTATACATCTATGTTAGTCCTTCCTGCATCCTGAATACCAATGGAGGGATCTTTAAACCTAGCTATGGCTGCTTCAGTTGCAGGGGTTACAGCACCGGTTTTTGTGTATTCATCCTGAGCAGCGAGTTGGGCATCCTCCAGTGTGCTGTATGGTGTTCCAACTCCAGCCCCCTGATAGCCCTGTGTTGGGACACCTACGCCCTGTTGTATAAGCGCAGCAGCATGAGTAGCCATTTGTTGCTTGTTCTGCACTTCTGCGGATCTTGGATTAATAACTGTCGCAGTACGAGCTGGAGTAGCCACAGTTGGGACTTCAAGCCTCTTTTTCTTACGTGCCGCGACATTTTGTTGGAGAGTGGCCATTATCTAAAGCGGTTAAAAAATCTCCCCCAGAAGGTTAGAGATTTCATGTTCCTTTCTACTCCTTTCCTTCCTTCTCTTTTCATGCTCTTGTTATGTTCACGGAGTACTGTCTCACGTACTGCGTTCTGCTTGTCGGCGTTCTTTTGTGCACGTCTACGGTTGTAGCGTCTTTTCTGGCCTGTTGATTTAGGGTGCTGCATAATGAATAACATGGAAGTTATAAAGGACTACTTCGTTATTACTGCTGGAAGAACTTGCTTGATAGCTTGTTTGCAGGGTCAATTCCTGAGTAGTATCAATAGTCTGCCCTGTGCCTGTCATTAGGCTTGTGGGAGACACATCTGCTGCGTTATGTGTTACCATTCCCACGCCCCTTGCCTTCCCTGTACCACCTATAGAATCAATGGTAATCATCCCATTGCCAGAGAATGTTCCCCTTTCCGTGTCTGAACCTTCTGTTTCCAGCACAGACCCACTCATAACAACAACAGTATCAAGTTGAACCTCTATAAGAATGGAATTAGTTTGTGCAATATTCATAATCCCCCCCCATGTGATACCTATTGAATCTCCTGCGCTTAATTGGTCAGCAGCAATAGGACATGTATAGCCAACATCTGTATAGACTTCCTCAGAAGTCGTACTTGTAATTGCGTGAGTTGTACCATTCACCTTAGCAACACAAAGAACTGGAGTGCCCAATACGAATACGCCACCACTTGCTGTTAAGAGGGATTTTTTAGTCCCTGCACTTGAAAGTCCAGTACCTCCATTACCAATAGGCACGGCACTTGCCTCTTTAAATGCGCCTGTCCCTTGTGTCAAAAGAATATTCCCAGATCCCCAACTGCTACCTGTCCCCGTGCATCCAAGTTTTACACTACAAAATCCATCTGAATTAAGCATTGGAATATAGCCTGAATATTTTTCTGCTCCTGTCATTGTCAAACTATGCAGACCAAGTACAAGTTGCCCCTGTGTACCAGAGCCTGTTCTGTTTATAAGCTGACTTCCAGTTCCAATTTGAGTCTTTCCAGATATGGTTGTGGAGGCGTTAGCTGTACCAGTATCACCTCTTTGCACCCATACCCCACCTAGGAAGTCAAATTTAACACCTAAATCAGTATCGTAAACTTCATCACCATTAGCTGCGGTCATAGCTAACCTTTGGGCAGTTGTTACATAATTTGATCTTAACAGAGCTATAGTAGTAGACGAGCCCCGTATGGCTCCGCTTCCTGAGAATGTGTTAACCCTATCAGTCTTAGCTGCCCTGTTAAAGAGCCTCATATCGTTTGTAAACGTAACTATTGTACCTCTTGACCATACTCTCCCGTCCTCACAAGAAGCGAAAGTATCCGTATCCCAACAGAAGCCTCTTGTTACTCCGTAGAGGGTAACAGTTAGATCAGATGCAAGAGAGCCTGTAGAATAGTAAATGTATTCCTGATAACGTGAGCTTTTTAATTCAAGTATCCCTCCTGATAACGCAGGGTAGGAAACAGCATCTCCGTTTCGTATGGGTGCAGTAAGAGTGATTCCTGTTGTAGCTGTGGCAGATATTCCCTTGTTTAAGTACATCGAAGGGATATTAAATACTGTATATGACGTAATCGTAGCAGCTTTGAGTTGTGTAGCGTGTGTTACAGCTAGGAGAGCAAATGTTAATAGTAAACCATATTTTCTCATCATGTAGATTGGGAAAGTAATACATCTTTCTCCGGAGGGTTTATAGCGAAATCTCCCCATGCAAAAGCAGTTCCTTCGGCTGCCACTTCCATTTGGAGCTGGATAGATTCTCCCTCGAGGAGAAAGTCAAAGGGGATAACGAATGGGAAAGCCTCGACAAATTGTCCGATGCTTCCTATTAGCTCTCCACCTATTGCCCCAGCTCCAATAAACACACCGTCTTGTAAGGACATATAGCCCTTATTTATCAAATACTTAGCAGTGAAATCATACGTAAGGATTACATCTCGTACCTTTACCTTTAAAGTAAATTCACCTGTAGCATTCAATAAACCAGAGAAGATAAGATTCGTAAATTCAAATGTTGTCCTCTTCGGTTTCTTAGTTAAAACCCCTGTAGCAAAGAACGATTCTATGGGGATCGTATTATCAGTACGTCCGTAGTTCTCTTCGTAAATCTTCCCGTCATTATCTGAACCTGCATAGACCTTTCCATTTAAGTACGTTCTCGACATAAAAGGTTTCCCGAAGTCCCTTGACCATGTTCCGAGAGATTCGTTTAAAACGTACTCTCTATATAGACCGTCTATTGATACGTTCACAATTACTTCTGATCTCAGAGGATCATAGAACGCGCCCGAAAGAGTCTGAGACTTGTCCATTTTCTGAAGATCGGAACGTATAGCCCAATCTAAAGCCTTAGTCTGGTCTTTAGGGTCTACAATTCTACATCCGCTGTCATCATTGACTATGGGTAGAACACGGTTTGTATTCGTAAGAACATAAGTAATATTCTGCCCTTGAGCGAATGCTCTGAAATTATAAACACCATGCTGATCATGGACAGGATTTTTATTTACAGTAAGTTCGTCTGTAGTTGCATCAAATTGAGAAACAAAGTTTATTCCTTTCTTTAATCCGAACAGGACTCCGTTGTTTATCTTCCCCATGGCAATACAATCAGTTGTAGCAGGATCAGACCCTCCTCCACTTACTGTTGTAAAGTCATAAGCATATTCAGGGTTATCGTCTGTTCGTGGTGCACTGTAACCTACCACAGAGGGCTTAGATGCCTTATTACTCACAAGAGTAGACCCTTCTAGCTCTGAGATGGCGTTTCCCTTTGGGGCATTAGCAGGTTCACTCGTCTGTGTAACGATATCACCTACTGCCATGGCAGCAGTAAGACCAACACAACCAGTATAATCATCAGTTGATAACGTCCCACTTGATACCGCGATTCCTCTGACATAGAACGTAGCGGAGCTGAAGTTTTCACCATCTCCTGTCGTTACACTTAGCGTTGCTGCTACAGAATCTACAGCAGCGATCTTTGATACAGCGACCCTTGTAAAAGCATCAGTCTGGTTTGTAATAAATACATTCTTCTCAATAGTCTCAATAGCGTCTATCTCTCCTGCCGTGCGAGTTAAGCCAGTAGTGTAAGCATGATCTACCCAATCTGTAGACTGATAAATGGCCGTACCAGACTTTGCGAACATAACATCTAACCTGTCATGCGTATGAATGTTATCTACCCTAGCGTCTGTGCCTAAGTCTCTAAGAAGGATATGCCCTAGACGGACTTCTACACGACCATCACTTGTGAAGCGTCCATTATCTGCTATTGAAAGTGTTTCAGGTTTAAGGTTCTCAACATTAGAAGTCATGTCGAGCCTCTTTATTGCCGTTGATTCGATAAGACTAGGCATAGATAAAGTCATCAGTTTCGTTAATGTCAGCACTGAGAGCGTTCTGTAGAGCCTCAGCAGCTAAAGCGAGTTCTGTATTCATCGAGTCAAACTTACGTCTTTGTCTCTGAATATACGCGTTTAACATATGGAAAGGATAATCAAGGAAATCAACTGGGATTTGGGTATCTCTTGCTTTGTCTACCGTAGTATCACCAGTGTCTAAGTCTGTAGCTCCTTTCTGATACTCAAGACGCACATCACGAGTTCCTACGTCTTTAGGGAATAGCATGTAATTTCCTTTTAACATGTAATATCGTCCAAGTGGTAACTGGTCTGAGTCGATAGGATCGAATTTTGTTCCATCTACAAACAGCTCTAATACACGATTAAAGTCAGTAGGAAGTGCGTATAGGAGTTCTACATGGTCTGTGTCGTGGTCTATATCGACCTGCTCACCATCCGTATCTACAGTGAGAGTAAGCGTAGAGATTGACGAGTAATCTACTATGTCAATAACGTCCTTGCTTGTGTCCATCCATACCCGCCCGCTTGTTGGGAAGCCTGTTACGGAAGAGACTGCGAATGTTAAAGCTCCCGAACTTATAGCTGCACTTAAAGCTGTAGCATCATAGGTTTCAAATACCTTCTCTGAGTCATTCATCCAGCTCCAACTCTCATTCGTAGCTTCTGTTTTAGGAGCGTTAAGAAACCTTCTATTGATACGATCTATTTCCCTTACTAACGCTTCATCCTGTAGAGATGTTTGAGTCGATACTGAACTACCTAACGTCTCAGCGATTGAAGCATCTAGTATTGTGCCTACAGGCAGAAACGAATAGATCATTCATCTGATTTGTTAGTAACTTTCTTAGGAGTTTTCTTCTCTTCTTTCTTCTTATCAATTGCCTTCCTCTTTCTCTTAACAATAGGATCGACTGGCACTTCTTCTGGTTCTTTGTCTTCTACAAGGCTTGTATTGTCATCAAGCCATTCAGAGAAAAGAGTTGCTTCTCCTTCGGTTAGAAGAGGAACACAGTTATCTTTCCTGTTACGATAGGTACGATTGAAGTGTTGCTTCTCTAAGAGCTTCCAGTACTTTTCAGGGCTTAGTCCTACACGCCATCCCTTAAACTCTTCATCTTCAACATGACCGTAGTTTTCTTTCAATTCTACCATTTCATATTTTCCTGTTTCAGAATTCTTGCGCCTCTTCTTAACTAGACGATATTTGCTCTTTACACCACGTTTCAGACCAGTCTTAGGGTCTATGTCTTTGGGGTCTACAACGCCCATCCTGATAAGTTTCTGGATGTCAGGCTTACCTGCTGCGACGATTTCCATTTCTTCATCTTGGAATTGTATGGGCATAGTATTGGGGAGAAAAATAAGAGTGAGGTGTCAAGTCCGCACATCCCTAGCTTCCGTAGAAGCTAGAGGGTATGGGCTATTGGAGTCTACGGCAGTCAAAATTATAAGACCCTGCAAGGGTTTCTCCACTCTGCGTACCGGTGGCTACGATATTGATATAATCTGTAGCACCATCGGCAGCGTTGAGTTTGAATGATTGGGGATACAAATATGATCCAGTTGAACCTAATCCAGTATTGTTCGCAATAATATTATTGAGAGCAGAACCTGAAAGAGTGTACGTACCTGTAGCTGAACCTGCTGCGAGAATGAGGTTATCTGTAATATTAGTTCCAGAGCCACATTTCGCAAGACCCAAACATTTATTCTGACCTGATGCAACAGCACCCGAAGCAGTACCAATATCAAGATACGTTGCCGCAGTAGGAGATGTCGTTACATCAATAATTGCATCACGACAAACAACATCAAACGGATAAGGATTCTGAATTGATAATGTTCCACTGGCAGCACCTGCGACTTCTGCGAGAGTCAACGCTCCATAGATAGGAGCGGTGGAGCCAGACTGTACAAAATTACTCCCAGCGTATGTCAGTTTTGGAGCCGAATTGACATATATCGCAGGATAAGGATTTGCAGCGGTTACAAAGTGCAAATTCTCTGTAAGGATTGAAGTTCCTTGATAATCTGCAGGTGTAGGCGCAGCATTTCTTATCGCATTGATCTGAGTCTGCAATGCAGTAGTCAACCCTATAGCCGCTACAATGAGCGTTGTTCTCGTTACGTTTCGTGCCGAGGGCATGATATATAAGGGTTAAAAATTAAGAATTATGCTGCGTGATGTCAAAGGCATCCCTAACACCGTAGTCGTAATGGAGATCTGTCTGAATAAGAACATTACGAGTCCTTTGGACAAGCTGAGGTGCGTAAACAATTGGGTTCTGAGAAACCTTCGCCTGAAGGCTCTCTGCACCACGGTTTACTGTTCCCCAATAATCAGCTTTATCCGTATCGACTGCACGAAGGTTCGTAGCATCAAGATATTCCATGATGATATGTCCATATCGAGTACCTTGGGCACGAGAGAAGTTCGTATTGTAGACGTTTAAGCCGTGTGCTTCGTCTTCAACGTGACCACGAGCGTTCCTGTACTCATCAACTAGGTTGACGAGACTTGGAGTGCGTGTCGTGTAAATGTCAGTTGAGATACGATCTGTCTGTTCTCCATCGTGGTTGATAAAGTTCCTTTGCAGGAGTTCGTCTGCCTCAAGTCCGGTCTGCCCGAAAGCAGTAGCATCAAGGTTTCCGAATGTACCTCCTGAACGAACAGTATGAGTTGCGGTAACGAACAGGTTAATCGAGTCAGCAGACTGTGTAGAGATGGTGTTACCATCAAGGTCTTCATAACTTGATCCTGTTCCCTGACCGACCAAAAGCTGTAGGTCGAGCTCAAAGCGGTTAGCACCTGATGTACCAAGACCTTGAATTCCTTTAAGAACGTTAACAACGCTATATTTGTCATACATTCCGATTTCCTTTGTATGCTCAAATGATTGTGTGAATTTAGCCTGAGTAAGAATCAGGTTATATCCCTTTACGGGATCGGATGAGGCGTACACACCGCCTTCTCCTGTATTGCGTGAAACTTGGTCAAAGCTGTACGTGTCAGACTCCGTAATCTTGTCTTTGGTCATCTGGACATTGAAGATCATTCGTCCAGCCTTCGGAGCCAACTTAGTACCTTTCGAGAACGCCACTTCGGCATTCTTCGTCAGTGCCGTGCCAAGTTGAGTGAATGTAGCTAGCATTGGTTAGAAAGGGTTAGCGGACAATAGGCGGCTGGCGATGTCCCCATAGAGCGACACGACCTTTTACCTTAGTTCCTGAAATAAAACGAGTTACTTGAACATGGTCTTCAGTTGATTGTGTGACGTCCAGTGCATCTTGTGGAGCAGTGTCGTCTACATCAACAAAACCATCTTCATCATTGACGTCTGCGGTTCCTGTATCGACATCAAATTCAAATTCTGCATCTTCATCAATAAGAACGGGAACCCTTGCGACAACTAAATACTCAGCACTTGATGAGGTAATAGTCTTGAGAATGAACCCTGCAATATTGGCTGCCGTGGCAGTCATTATCGCAAATTCTTGGTTTGTTGCATCCTCATTACTTGTCAGCATATCCATATACGCAAAGGCAACGGATATTGGCGCCCATTTCCAATCGACCCTTGGATTTAAGGGATTTTGATGCTTAGTAGCCATAGTGATTGAAAGGGAATAAAAATTACTACTTGAAGTCCTCCGCTTTGTATCCCATCTGGCTGATCATTATGGCTTGTACATCCTTGTTACCTGTAAGATCAGGAACAGGAGACTTACCTGTGACCGGGACGGAACCTGCAAACGGATCAGACTCACTCTTTTCGAGTTCCCTTTTTGTGAGTTGAACTTTCGGATCGTCTTCTCTAAGAAGTTTCCAGATTTCAGGATAGTCTAACTTGTGATACTTACTTTCTGGATCAAGTTTCTCTTTACATGCTTTCGTCCATGCCTCTGTGTACTTTTCAGATATGGAGGCAGGGACTTCACGTTCAAAGTCTTTGCGGAGATTGTCTTCTTTAAGTGTACTAACTTCAGTCTCACTGGCTTTTAGACGTTCTTGTATTAGCTCAATTGGATCTTTTCCCTTAGATTCCTCTTCGGGAATGTCCAGAGCTGTAAGAAGTTTATCGAGCTTCTGAGCTTTTTCTTCGGTTAGTTGCCACTTCTTGTCAGATTTTCTCTGCTTGGCATGTTCAGAATCAGATTTCTTTTCTTCAACTACTTCTGCTTTTTCTTCTTTCTTTTCTTCAACGACTTCTGGTTCTGCTGCGCCATCAATTAAAGATGATTCAATGTGACCAGCGTCACCAGCTTCCGCTGCCTGCTGACCCACCTGATCTGTCATAGGTGAAAGGGGGAATAATAGAGCGAGTGCTCTGTTCTGGGGGCGTCATAGTGGGGATTTCCCCAGAACGCAGCACTCGCATAAGGGCAGTAGTGTAAAAGAACTACTGTAGCTATACATAAAAACTTGCGTTCTGTCTTGTAGTGTGTTGCCTTGTAGCAACAATTAGCGTTTTTGTCTTTCCCTTATTCTCTTTCTGTGTTTATGTAATACTCTTGTGATTGAGGATCTGTGTCTGTAATGTAAAAGTTTTCTAATGTCATCTGTTCGTTTGATACCGAGAACATAATACACGATAAGCACTGCTGTTTCCCTTGGAGTGGTGTCCTCAGGTATGTCATTCCACATTAAATTCAGAGAGAATAGATATAAGCTCTTCGATGCGTGTGGCGTATGTAATGTCTTTCTCTAATACCATAGACTGAGCGTGTTCTGCTATGCGATTGTTAAGTCTCTTTATTAGTGACTTGAACTTGGCATCAGCTACAAGCTCATCAATGTCAGATTTATCCTCGTCTGTTTCCTCTATGTAAGCCGGTAGTTTTTCCTCAGAGTATTTTTCCATGAATAGAAGAGATGTGAATGGATTTAAGGCGTTCGATACGCTTGCCGTCATCGTATAAATTAACTTCTTCTGCTGCGAACTTCGTGAATTGTACTTTATCACCAACCTTTAGCCTTTCAAAATTCACTTGTTGCTCCTTGTCGGTGACACATTCTGGCATAGCCCATATAACTCCTGATCCTGTTATGGGTAGTCCTTCCTGACCGACTATAAATCCTGACTCTGTTTCATGCTCTTCTTCCTTCTCCTCTATGAGGTAAATAAAATCATTAAGGGGCAACACTTTCATCTACTGGAGGGGGAATACTGGTAAGTGGAACTCTTGTAGCTTTGTACGTTTTGACCGCATCTTCATCTTTGGTGTCTTCCTCTTCGTCCTTGATCTCGTCAGGTCTTCCCAGAGCTGATCTTAGAATCTTAATCTCTTCCTTCAGATCAGGTAAATCTTCACGGTCTATTGCAGCTGGTTGTCCTTCTACTGTTGGTACGGTCAGCTCATACAACCTTGTGTACAGTTCTATAAGCCTCATGGATTGTTCTGCGTTTACTGCTCTGATTTCTCCAGCCTTACGCTTTGTTGAAACAGTAATGTCTACTTCGGAAGACCTTACATATTCAGGACGAGAAAGGAACGAATTAACACCAGTCTCATCTTCTGACAAATAATACTTGTATGTTCCGTCCTTCCTCTTCTTCCTTCTCTCCTTCAACTTGAGACTTGTAGGGATAAGCCTGTATCTCTTTCCTGCTAGAGCCTTGCCGTCTTCGTCCTCCTCTACCTCGTCAAACCTCTTTAACTCTTCTTCACTCTCTAGCCCTGTAATCCTGACTACTTCTGGCTTGGAGTAATATTGTTGGATTAGCTTAAACGTAATCATTCCATCTCTGGTCTCTCCATTCTCCTCGTTGTACTCAATACCGTTTTCAAGACGAGCCATTGAAGTCTCTCTCATTATTGCCGCTTCTGTAGCTGTTTTAGTCTTAGCGTCTTGTGACAGGTTGCGCGGGTCAATACCTATCAAGAGGACTTTATTCGTGAACAAGTAGTCTAGCATCTGACGGATATCTCCTGCTGTTGATTCAGCTAGACGGACAACTTCAAACTTGCCTTTCATTCCTACAGCCTGATCGCCTGTCTTCCAGCCCTTATTCTTAAACTTGTACCCCTTATCCGTGGCTACGATAACTTCAGAAGATATCTTTAAGTTACGGAACATTGCCCTTGTGAAGCCTGTATCTAATTGAATAAGCTCTCTCATGGACAGTGGATCACCACGAGTCCAGAAGACTTCCTCATCTTCTAAAATACTAGCACTTGAAACAGCCTCACCATCTGGGGATACGATAGAAGGATCACCGAATATCTCTATTACGAACTGTGTATCGTTATGATAGGAAACGAATGGTAGTTCTTTGTGATCGTCTGGTAGAGGATTGGCTATAAATACCTTTTCTTCGTTTCCCTCACTGTCTAGTATGGGTTTGTCATCCTTCATCCTTGCTTCCTCTGTTACCGGTGTGATCAGAACTCCATTCGCAACCATAACCCACTCATCTAAAATCTTGTTAAAGTATTCCTCAATTACTATGGAGTCATCCTTGATAGATTCTTCTAAGACAAAGTTACCTTGGTTATCAAATGTGAACTTAGCACCTGGCTTGACCTTGTCTACGTTAATAAATCTAGGATCATGTCCGTAAATCTCCTTAAATGATTCAGGGTTTTCTATGTGAGTGTGTACACAGTCCATTGCTTCATCTAAAGTTTTGTTAGGATCAATAGCAAACTCAAAAGGTGAAACCATATCCTCAAACAAGTCATCATACATAGGGACAAGGATACGTTTGTACACGACACCTCTTGCATCATCATCACTCTCTACTCGCTCCTTAATCCATCTCATAGTCTTTCTGTATCCTTTACGCTTGAGTGAGAGACCGTCTATGTTCTTGTTACGAGTCATACGATGCCTCTTTGCTCGCTTCTTTATTCTACGGTCTACGTGGGCGTTTACATCCTTAATGAGTTCTACTTTCCATGAATCCTTATTGCTCTTAACCGGAGTATACTCGTATTCATTCATTGCCTTTACCTCTTCAGATGTCTTTGCTTCCACAAAGGACTTGGCAAGTGGCATAACATGCTCAAAGTCTCTCTTGTCCTTCTTCTCATCTGTAGAAGGTATTTTACCCTCATAGATCATTCTACCCTCTCGTATTCCGGGGTAAAACTTCTCTGCGTGTTGCTTGAGAACCTTGATACGCTTTATCTTTGATCGTAAAAACCTCTCCTGTACGTTGTCACGTTCCGTCCACAAAGGTTTTACATCACCTTCCCCTTTTGATTTCGTGTCTAGTCTTGCGGTTGCGAGAGCCATAGCATAGTGGGGTCACACTATGACTATGTCAAATATACATGTGTTTGAAAGTGGGCGCAAGTGGTATTCATTTCTCACTCTTCCTGCTAATAAAAGCGCCTTTTGCTATGGGTGTGTATTGGAAGTCTGTCGTTCGCGCTTCTTGGTTAGCTTTGTAGTCGTCATAAGAGTCAAACTTAACTTGCTTACGGTATGCGTCATGTCTGCCTTTCCATGCTGCTCTTGGGTCTACTTCTTGTTTCGGATTAGCCAGTCCTTCGTCTATTAGTACATCAGGAGGCATCATAAACCCTGCTACGTTGATATGTCCGCATGAGAAGCGGTGCATCCACCTTATCCTGTTCTGAAATACTACTGCGTTCTTCTTGGTTCCACAGAATGGACACTTCATTCCTTTTAGCTTGAGCCCATGTTTGTAGTGGACGTATTTAACCAAGTGCTCCTGCGGAAAGGTCAGTACCATCATACTCCTCCTCGTTATCTCTTGCGTCAATATCTTCATCTACGAACGTAAGCATGAGAGCATCGAAGTGGTCAGGAGACTTCAGCCCCTCCTTAGCCATTTCCACCTTTGGCATTAACTGTATCTTGCCTCTCACGTTTCGCTTATAGCGCGGTGTTTTAATATCCTCCCAGCCTTCATTGTCTACAAGATCAGCACCCTTATGTAGCCATTCCTTAACTCTCCATGCCGCTTCTGCTCGTTTGTTCATAAAGATGTCCTTATCATCCGCGTCCATATCTACGTTTACACCCATAACATCATGCCCCATTGTTGCCAGTATCTGATATGTTTCAGCACCTACACCAAATATGTCAATAGTACAGTCCTCATCTTCAATGCCTTCCTTTAATAAGATAGTAGCCACTTGTTCTGCTATCTGCATAGGAGTTGATTTCTTGTATGAAGCGTAGACCTCTGCTTTAAACTTGTCTCTCATTACGAATACAGTCTTGTTGTTACCCATGCCTGACGGGTCCACGCCTAGTTTCTTACGTCCTATGTAATCAGCCTCAGAGATAACAGTATACGAAGGTATTAGCTGAACGTATCCCTTTTCATCTATTCCATCCTCTAAAGGGAACCTACCCACTACACGTATCCTCCATTCTGTACTGCCTTCACCATACTTTGTACGGATGAGATCAATGTATGAACTGTCAACTATAGGAGATTCAAGAGAAGAGAACTGCAGTCGCTGCCATCTATCCTTCTCTGCCTTGTTGTTGTGAGAATCATAGAAGTATCCTAAGTTTCGTGTAGGGTTTGATATTAATAGTACGAGTGTATTCTTGTTAGTAAGCGATCCGTGTGCTGTTTTGTAAATCACCTCATCCACTCCACTAGCTTCATCTACGAATAGCCCAAGGTTATCAGCATGTAGACCAGCTAATGCCTCAGGCTTGTCCTTACGTGAAGTCCTAGCCCTAGCGTACCAAGCTGGTTCATTCTCTACTATACGTAAGTAGTCCGATTGCCAGTTGTATAGTTTTTGTACTGGTTCTGGCATCTCTCTGAGCCATAGAGATATCTCGGACCACAAAACATCAAACAACTGATCCCCTGAAGGTGCTGTACATCCTATCTTTGAGTTCTTCCACACGAACAAGAACCATAAAACGAGCCATGCTTCTGTAGTTGACTTGCCTATACCATGACCAGCACTAACAGTTATCCATCTTATGCCGCCCTGCATTGCGTTCTCTACTGCTCTAAGTATAAGCCATTGCTGCCACGTGACATGCTTACCTTTAATAAAGTCTTCAAACATATCTGGGTTGTAGTCCTCAGCAGGTAAATCACTTCTAAGAAGTAATTTTAGTGGTTGGGGTGTAAGTCCCCACATGTCTTTAATGAAGGCAAGAGGAGAGAGTCTGTACTCATTGATCGTCCTTGCCATCCTGTCTAGTTGATCCATCTGCTTTGTCGAGAATATTAGTAAGCCCTATCAATTCTAATTTCCCTTCTGTCTCAGTTTTGTCTTTCCAATCAAAGTTCTTAAGTGCAAATATATCGCCTGATCTGCCCTGTCTTTGTAATGCTTGTTCATATTGATTCTCTACCATTAATTTTGCCTTTTTTATAGTGTCAATAAATTCATCCTTCTCTTCGTACTCAACCAATGTTTGTCTTGATGTGTCAAGTGCCAGAGCTAAGCCTGTGATACTATAACGTTCCTTAAGCTTTAACTCCCCACTCATCAATATACATCCATTAGTTGGTAGTCCGTACTTATCTATTATCTTTGACTTACAGTTTTTACATATTTCTTTGTCTTCGTATTCTATATACTCATCATGCATCCAAACCCTTGTATCTTCATCTCTATCACATTCATTAAAATAAGCATTTATCTTCTTTTGTAGCTCTTTCACAGTCTTGAACTTTAATGGTCGTCCTGCTGGCATGTAAACATACTATACTTATTATTCTGATTGTCTACCTGATTTAGAGATAGTAACTTCAAACGTCTTGTCTTTGATTTTCCTAACAGACAGGTTTAATACTTCAGTATTAGGATACTTTTCAAACAAACGACTGAAGTACGGATCCGGTAGTCTTATTTCATCCATGTTTGGGCTTGGTAAAAGGATAATGCCAATCATATAATTTAAGATCATGTTTCTTTCTCCACTTTCTATACTTCTCTTTCATTCGTGTCCTTTTGATTGAGAGCCTTGGCTTTACTTGAGAGTGGACGTGTCTCATCCCTGCTCTCCAATCTGCTCTGCTTCCATTTGATTTAGGAGTTGGGTTCTTTGAGGTATGTTTAATCTCTTTACGATATGCTGCAAGTGCTCTGCGCCATGCAGGTCTGTTTGGGTAAAAGCCTCTTTTGGGATATTGGCTCATTTCCCTTTAAAGGTAAAAGGCTCTGATCTGTCCTCATCTATATCAGCGACAACACATTCTAGAGTTAAGAACATACTGGCTACTGATGCAGCGTTTTGTAGGGCTACACGATTTACTTTCTTTGGGTCGATTACGTTAGCTACTACTAAATCTTCTACTCTGTCAGTAGTTCCGTTATACCCTTGGTATCTTTCATCTTTGAGAACTTCTTTGAGAGTTCTTTTGGGTGCTCCGCAGTTCTGAATAATTTGTTGTGAGGGAGAGATGAGAGCTTTCTTCACTATATCAATACCGGTTTGTTCGTCCTTGTCTTCTGCTTTTAGGGTAGAGTTTTGAATTGCCCTTAAGTAAGCAACTCCTGAGCCGGGGACTATTCCTTCTTCCCATGCTGACTTGGTCGCCCCGATAGCGTCCTCTACTCTGTGGTGTCTTTCGGTACGCTCAATTTCGGTAGCTGCGCCGACCTTTATAACTCCAACTCCTCCGCTAAGCCTTGCGATTCTCTTGTTGATGTAATCAATATCAAATGCCTTATCCTTAGGTAAATCTTTAACGTCTGCTTTCATCTTGTCTATTCTTTTTTGGACTTCAGTTTGTTCTCCACCACCGTTTACGATGATTGTACTGTCCTTACTTACTATAACTCTACGGGCGTAGCCTAAGTGTTCTGGTTTTAGATCCTCTATGTTCTTGCCATGTTCTTTTATAAACGCTGTCGCGGAAGTGTAAGCTGCTATGTCCTCTAGGACTGCCTGACGGTACAAATCGTACAGTGGTGCTCTTATTACGGCTGCTTCAAGTTTAGATTGTGCTACGTTCGATATGAAGGAGGCTAACGCTCCTCCGTCCATTGTTTCACAAATAACTACTATCTTTCTTACTCCCTTCTTTGACAGTTCTTCTAGGAGTTTAAGTACCTGTTCAAATCTCATTATCTTGTTATCGGTTACTATGATCGGTACGTCTTCTAATATACATGTGGCATTCTTGTAATCGTTAATACATATCGGGAAAAGGTCTCCATATCCTGAATCAAATAACATCCCGTCAGTGTACTCCTTAGTTATGCCTACTTCTGACTGTGGTTCTACGGTTACTATTCCGTCCTCTCCAACCTCTGTCATTACTTCAGAGACTATTTTTCCTATCTCTTCGTCTTGAGAGGATATCGTTGCAATGGCTTTAAGCTGAGAGTTGTCTACCGATATGGAGAATTCTTCCAGAAAATTACAGACTTCTTCTACTGCTTTGTCTATGCCACGTTTCATTAAAATCGCATTAGCACCTTTTCTCATATACTTCATACCCTGTTCCATTATTGCGTAAGCTAAGATTGTAGCAGTTGTCGTACCATCTCCTGTTGATTCGTTAGTCTTATTGGCTGCTTCTCGGACAAGCTGAGCACCGGAGTCTTCAATTGTATCTTCCAGGTGGATTTCGTTTGCTGTGGTAACACCGTCCTTTGTTACTAGATTTCCTTCTCTCTTTCGGATTAAGACGTTTCTTCCGTTAGAACCCATAGTTACACGAACTGCCTTGGCTAGTTTTTCTGCTCCAGCTAGTATTTTTTCACGGGCATCAGTGGAGTAGAATATCTTTTTAGGAATCATATTAAGTGGGGGAATTGTAGCCTTCATCCTTCATTATCTGAGTAAAGGACTTATCTCCGATTAAAATATCGCCCAAGAATCTTCCGTATTTCCCTTGTTTATCCTTGTACGTCTTAAGTGTAACAATCTTATCAATAGGTAGCAACTCTTTTGCTCGCTCCATGGCTTGTTTTCCTTCCTCTACGTCCTTGTTTGTGTAGCCTTTTATCTTACGGATTTCTTTGGTGTTTAGGTCTTTAATTCTAATTATCTGAGTTATGTAGATGTTGAATCCAACTGAAATCTCCAGCTCCGCAGTATCGCCATCTAAGATTCTTATTACTTTAGCTTTATAGGTGTACAAACAATCCTTCTCATCCCATAACTTATCCAGTCCTTTGCTTAGGTCTTCTACAGGGATTTTGGTTTTGTCTACATATTTGTCTACATTTTCTGGACGGTATTTTGCTAACTCTTCATCCCATTGCTTTTTCCACATACGTTCTTCTATAAAGTATTGTCTAATCATTTGGATGTATCCCCAGGGTGATTTCATTCTTTAGGAAGGAAGTGGAATCCTGTTGCAGGTTTTCCTTGTTCTTTGACAGTAGAAGATTTCTTTGCCATATCTTAATTGTACCAATCTCTGCAAAACTGACAATTGACTTTCCCTACAGGAAGTATTGTAACATTAGTATCCTTGCGCTTGGCTTTATCTAGAATCTCCCACATTCTGAGTTCCGCCTGCTTGTGGTGCCTGTTGCACGCTTTGAGGGTTACTTGCATTCTGTAGGAATTGAATAACAGCAGAAAGGTTCTGTTCCATTTCTAACATGCGCTCTTCTTGACTTATAGATATCTCGGTACTCTTAATGTCAGATGTATCACCGACAAGAATCACAGTTGCTCCTGTGCTGTACATAGCAAGAATTATACAAATGGTTATGAGAACCTTATTCATTGTCCCTATTGTAGTTTGAATCTCTTATCATGGAAACAAGTTCTCTTGCTAACGCATGTGTTATGTGTCCTATTTGGTTTAGGTGAAATACCAAATTAAAATACTGATTTTGCTGTTCGACTGGAGCCCGGATCAAGGACTCTGCTTTTAACCTTAGATGTTCAGGTGTAAGTTCCATCACTTGTAAAAACGATAGAAAAACGCAATAGTTACACTATGTATACCCCCAAGAACCTGCGTGAGCAAGTCTATAGGACTCACCACCTAAGTTTATCCTATTTGATAAAGCTCAAACCCTTCAGCCACAGGCATTGACGGGGTAACGGGAGGAGTTTCTACGGCCTTCTTGACATCGTATTCATGTTCATGTCCCGAGTAAGGGACCTCAACACCAACACCAACGGTATCCTTGCCCCTTGGTTCAAAAATACTTTGCACATGTTCTAAAGCATCGCCAGCCGTGGCATGTCTAACAAAAAAATGTTCGAGGCGATCTTCTGTTTCATTGCCTCCATTGAAACGATTGTTGAATTTATACTTAACTCTGACGTAATAAGAATTCATAGTAATAAGTGGTAAATAATAAATAGTAGGTGGTGAGTATTTAAAGTATACCCTCAAAACAGGAATGTGCAATGGTTAAGCGTAGACGCCCTCAAACACTCACGTTAAGCAAGTGTGGAGGGCAAAGACCGGAAGGCGCATTCCACTGGCAAGGTTTGACTTGCAGGGCCAGCCTAACCAATACACGATTGCCCCGTGTACTCGTGGAGCTAGCCAATCAGGGTCGAAATTATAGCGGCTCACTGTCCGCCACAGTGAAAGAGCCGAACTTAGTATACCACAAACTAAAGGGGGAACCGAAGCTCCCCCTAGTCTCTCTGCCTTTCTTTTTCCCTTCTGTTGGGAGTTGAGCGTATAGCTCATCAGAGAGGTTTATATTATATTCTCTTGGTGTGGGTTGTCTATTGCTTTTTAAAATAGGGGTGGTAGAATAGTTGGTGATGCAGGTAGTCCACTTATCTATTTACGGCTTTTCCCCTCTCGGCAGGACAAATGGGTTACCTGCAAGTTTCTCGAATCCTGCCGAGTGTGGAGGAGCTGTTTTTCAACTTATTCAATGAAAGAAAACTCTCTCTGGTTTCGGCATGATGCTAATGCAGGTATGGATGCTAGGATTTTAAGGCTCAGAAGTAAGCATGGATTGGAAGGTGTAGGTATGTATTGGCTTCTCATAGAAGCCTTATATCAAAACGAGGGTTACTTACCACAAGATGTAATTGAGTCTCTATTTAATGGTGTAGCAAATGCTAAGCAAATGCTAGACACTTGCTTAAGTGTTGGTTTAGTTTTGCTAGAAGAAGAAAACATTTACTCACAAAGATTGCTAGATGAAATACAACGAAGATCACACATAATTGAAAAACTAAAAGAAGCAGGTCGCAAAGGGGGGCTAGTGAAAGCCAAAAACAAGACTGTAGCAAATGCTAAGCAAAATCCTAGCAAACACCTAGCGAGTAGAGTAGAGGAGAGTAGAGTAGATAAGAGTAGAGAAGAAGTACTTATTCGACAAGAAACGAAGGACTTACACGAATGGATCAATACAAGATGTGGAGAGTTAAACCTAGAAAACAAAGTTAAGATGAAGACACTAGACGAATATGTGAATAAGTATCTCGGGAAGGTTAAATTGAGGATTAAGTTGGACTCCTACCTAATATGGATGTTTGATAACAACAAGAGGGTTCTCAAGTCTGCTTCTGTTGGGAATTGTTTTGAGCGAGAATTGTCCCACCAGAAAAAACAAATTTTAAAGAAGCAACAAGAATTCCACGATACAAAGGTTAATCAGCCACCACCACAAGATTTTAAAATCGACCCTAAGTTAAAAGCTCAACTTACTTCCTCCTCCAAATTATGAGTTGTGATCATTGCTATTGTGAATTTTCCGAAAATGAAATGTGCTGCTGTATGTGTGGATTGTGTAAACTACTTCCTGCCGTAGAGAGACAAGAACACATTGATGATTCTGGTTTTGAAAAGGCTTCTGATATTTTCTCCTCATCTAAATGAATATAGAGAGTCCCGCGCAGTTTGTTACTCGCTGTAAGTATTATTCAAGTAATGTCAATTGAATCCTGTCAATGACTATTGACAAGGTATTCCCCTTCCTATATACTAGAGACAGTTCCTTCCTAATTCCTTCCCACCTAATATGACCAAAGCCAAAACATCATCGACCCCTTGGGATGATGCTCGCCTCATTGCTGCTGCACCTGAGCTTTTGATAGAACTTGAAGCAGCTTATGAACTTGTAAGAGATCGTAGTGATATTCTTGATGAAGATGAAGTAGAACGAATTGAAAAGCTAATCTCCAAGGCTAAAGGAAAATAAGCGAAGGAAGTATGCGTCCCCCCCTTTATCCCACAATTACCATGAGCTTCACTCTCACCTGCAACTACTGTAATCAATCTGTTCCTGTCGGATGTCAGGATGGTCACCAGTGTAAACCCGGATCTCACAGAAAGAATGTAGAGGTAGTCCACAAGACAGATGAAAAGGAAATAGATATTCTTAAAACTCTCTTATCATGAATCTTGACGACCTCAGTAATTGGCTGGAAGAAAGACCAATCTTAATGTGGATCGTGTATCCGCTTATTTGGATTGTTGCAATATTATTGGTCATTCCTTTCTTTATAATCGCACTGCCTCTTATCCTTTCTAATATTTTTAATGCACAAGATTGACTTATCTCTTTCCTATTTATCCACATGCTCACTTTAAAAGATGACAACGGCAAACCATTACCTAAGAAGATACAGAAACGTGTGAATAATTTTATAGATCATTTAAAAGATGTTCCTTGGTTTAATCCTTCATCTAATCTAAAAAAAGAGGATGTTGAGAAACAAGTTAATTTCACTCTTAAATGCTTTGGTGTGAAAGCGGGGATTGAATATAGACAATTGAAGACAGGAGAAGATTGGGACGCTGCTCGGGACGCTGCTCTGAATGCTGCTTGGGGCGCTGCTCGGGGCGCTGCTTGGGACGCTGCTCGGGACGCTGCTTGGGACGCTGCTCGGGACGCTGCTCGGGACGCTGCTTGGGCCGCTGCTCGGGACGCTGCTTGGGCCGCGCGAGGTCTTCTTGTGGAAGACCTC